AGGTGGAATCATGCTATTTGTATATAGAATGATTTTAAATTGAAGTCGTTAATTATATAATTCACTTAATTTACACAAATTTTGAATATATTTCAACGACATTTGAATATTTTCTTGGTTCATGGTTTTAATGACTTTTCGCAAATCTTGTATAGCATTATCGATGGTATCATTGTAATTGGTGGAAATGTCTTCTTTGTAATCCTTGTTCAAAAAATAATCAATATTTCCGGATGCTATTTGCTCTTTGTAAGGAATAGCAATTTTAGATTTCCACAATGTAATGAGTAACTTTGGATTACCTTGTTTAATGGTTTCAAAATACAACTTACACTTGATAAATCGTGCATCATTCGGTTTATAACACGAAGTAATGTCGGCTAGCCATTCGTCTAGTTGTTTGATAAAAGTACCTAATACAATAGTATTGTTCATTTATATATGACCTAAAATTATATTTAAATCCATTTATCTTCGTTTAAATCTATTGGGTTTTATTAACCATAAAATATAGTATATGGGAAATGCACCATTGCAAACAATACAACAATCTAAAAAACATATTGTAGTGATTATAAACATTCTGATATTGTCAATGCTATTACAGTATTATCTACCTATCAAATAGAATCAATGGGTGATTGTGCATCTTGGTTACTAAGAGAATTGTTAATATATAAAAAATATGACCCAAGACAAGTTGATTTAATTTGTAGTATTGTAAATAATACTAATCATGTATTTGTATTGGATAAATTAGAAAACTATTATATCCGAACAATTTGTAGATACAAAAGGATAACCATCATTAAATACGTTTGAAGAATTGGGATATACAATAGCAGGAGAAAACACAAATGAAGTTTGCAAAACATTTTGTAAACAATCATGTGTGTTATATGATAAAGGTAATCCAATTATTAAATGAAATTAAAAAACAACTTGGAATGTCAGGTGGAAAACGAAAAAAACACATAAATTTCGGAAAAAGAAACGTCACATCTAATATCTTCTTGTTTTTCTTTTCTTTTTTTTTCTTTTTGTACCACCCATAAAACCTTTTATATTTTCTCGAATGTTTTTAGTTACGCCTGGAATACCAGGTTTTCTTGCTTTGAGTACTAACCCTTTTTCAACAGTATCCACTTGTGCACTTTTTATTATTTCTTTTTGGATAGGTGTTAATAATTCTGAAGGTATCTTTTTAATAATTTGTAAATTATGTTGATATTGTTCATCAAATAGAGGTAACGTTGCAGCTAATTCTTCACCCGAAACATGTTGTGCGTATTCAAATACTAATTCTTTATCATTTTTAACATCACTACTAGCCTGTGTTAATACAACTGGATTATGAACCATTATCTCTCTAATAAACTCTTTATCTGATTGTAATTCAGGAAAATACTTTATTGTTTCCCATTTTTTTCTAACAGATTTTTTTTTAAATTCTGGATTATCAAACTCTTTATCTGTTTTTAAACCAGGAAAATACTCTATTGCACCATAATTTATTCTTATACATTCTTTTTTAGTTTCAAGTGGCATATGTTTTGATGAACGTCCTATCATACTTCCAATAGCGTCATAGTTATTCTTTACAGCAGCAAATAAAAATTCATCATTGGATTGCAGCCGATATGGAATCCAATGCAACCACGTTCCATTTATAGACAATAGTTTTAATATTACATTTGTATTAGCCTGCATCTTTTCGGGTAATTTATCATATACTCTATAATTGTGGTTTAATAATTCTATTACAAAATCTTCATTGTATAAAATACTAAATACATATCCACTAAAAAATTCTCTTTCATCTTTTAAAAATACCTTAAACATAAATTTTTTATCATTCTTTAATCTATCTGAAAGATTGTACATTAGGTCGTGAAATACTCTAGGTTTACAAATATCAAGTAGTAATAACGCAATATCTTCATTATCTTTTATTTCATCGCCAAAATGTTCAAGACAATATGGTTGTTCATATAAAACAGCAGTTGCAACCTCAATATTATTAAGTATTCTTGGAGATAAATATTTAATAATCGCACACCCTCTACTAAATTTTAAAAGAGCAATTGCAAAATCTATACTATCTTTCATTTCAGGAGATAATTTTTCTAAATATGTTACAAACTTATCTCTGCCATGAATTTTTTCTAAATCAGACATTACTTGTTCTACTGATTTTGACATATATTACCTACATACAATATTTTTTTCTTTTTTATTTTCTTCTCTTTTTATTTTTTATTTTTCGTGTTCCACCTTCTACACTTGCTACTCCATGTTTTACTGCTTCACGTACAAGTCTTCGTTTAGTTCGAATATCATGATATAATTCTTGGTCAAAACACGATGTATCTATGATTAACACATTTTTACGACCAGCATCTATTAAATATTGAACTACTTCATTGGTTGTAATAAACACATCATCTTCTTTATCTGATCTTAATGTACGAGTAGGTCTACCATTATGTTCAAGTATTCGGTCAAATAAATGTAATTTATCTAATGGCGTCTTACCGGGTTCATCATATAAAATTCGAACAGGAATTCCAAATGTTTTATCAGGTACTAATTTTTTATTTAACCATTTGTTTACGGTAATTCCCCATCCTTTATCACTTTCATAATTTTCCCAATCTCCTTTAAATAATTCTAATTTTTGTTGAGCACTATATTTAGCGTTTGTATCTAGTATAAATTTTTGTTTTAATTGTCTAAATTCTTTTTGTAATTCAAGTATATCTATATTACGTGTCCGTAATTGTCTATTCACAATTGTTTCAACTTGACCATAAAAAGTTGCAAGGTCCTCAATATTGATTACACCAGGTTTAGTAGCTGTAATAAATGTAAAATTTGAATCTGAAAATTCAGGAACACCACATACAGGATATAAACCTGGTGTACAATATCCTGCTTTAGTCATCTTTAATCCAAAATCAATGGTTGGACCATCTACACTTTCTTCTAATAATACGCCATGTAAATCTAAATATACAACAGTATCATATGTTTCACGTTTACTATTTAAAATATCTATTTCACCTTTTATTTCGTATAATTCTAATCTCAATTTCTCTTGTTTTTTTCGTGGTTTTTGGCGTGAAATATACCTTTCTATTTCTTTTTCATTTGTAAATTCAACTTTTGTATCAATATACGCTAATGTTGGTGGAGGTCCATAATGTAAATCTGACATTTTCCATGCCAATATAATTTGTATTATTTTATATTCTTCTTTACTTTTAACAACTTCAAATACAGGTATAATTTCACGGCTGTATACTGTTAACATTTTTTCTTGTGTTGCCGTGTCTACATCCAAATTAGGTAATGTAATATCATATGTATTAGTTAATACTAAATCCGTATTCCCTTCATATCTTTTTAATTCTATAGGTTTGTGTTTACTCCATATATCATTTAATTCTTTATAATATTCAGGTATAGGTATAGTATCGGTTGTTTCTACTTCCATAGATGCCGCTGCCATACTATAGACAACTATTTTATTATCGTTTACATCTTTTTGTTTTTCTTTTCTTTATTTTTTTAGTACGTTTTCCTCCTTTACCAACTCTTGTACTTTTTACTAATCTTTTAAATCGTCTTAATTCTCTAGGAGTTTTATATTTACATTGGTCTCCACAGGAAGCATCAATCAACAATATATTGATATATCCCAATGCTAATAAATATTGTATAAGTTCATCTGTACTAATATATGGTTTATACGGCGTAGTAGTTTTACGAAATGTTTTAGGATATCTTCCACTAGATTCAATAATGTCATCAAATGTACGTTTATTAATTAAACTTTTTGTGTCACGAATCACTTTAATCGGCCATTGGAATTCGTCATCTGCTATTAATTCTTTATTTAACCATATATCGTTATCTATTCTCCATCCAATATCATGTCTGTAATTATCTATTGTTTCACGATTAAATTTTTTGTAAAAATCATCTATATTTGCATTTATTTGTTTTACATGTTCTTTTTTATTTTCACATAATTCTTCTTGTAACTTTAATATATCCAATTTACCACTATAGTCAGATAAATGGATTACTGAACTGCGAACTTCTTGTGCTAATTGTAGAGGATTTAATATATGACTAATACCTGGAGAAGTTGCAGATAAAATTGTAACATGTTTGCCCCTTGCTATTTCGTCATCTGATAAACCAAGTATAGGGAATGAACCTTTTATTGGTTCAAATTTATCGTTTAATCGCATTTCATCATCTAACGCTTGACCATCTTTTTCTACTTTATGTTCTATAAGAACACCATGTAAATTTAAATATAAAATAACATCATAATCAATAGGTTTACTAAATCCATTCAAAACGTCCATTTTATTTAACAAGTAAGATACAAAATCTTTCATCAAATCTTGTTTGTATTCATCTGCCTGAGTTGCAATATATCTTTCTATTTCGGGCATATTATTAATTTCAATTATTTCATTATCTGGCCCTGTTCGACTAAATTTTACCAATCCTATTGGTAATTCTGGGTCGTCTGCTAAAAAATCTCGTAATTGTAATTCTTTGTATTCAAATTTTGTTTTAATTTCTTCTATTTTTGGTAAATATTTACCTGTAAATAATTCTTCTATGTCAGTATTATGTAAGTGTTCTAAATCAGGTATAGTAATATTGCCGTCTGGAGATAACACTAAATCTTTAGATATAGAGTCATCTTCAAATACTTCAGGAAACTTTTCTAATTCAGCTAACCATTCTGCATTTAAATCCGTATAATATTTAGGTAAAGTTTGAAATGATGCAGAAGTACCTAAGTCTGCTTCACTATCCATTTCAGCAGCCATACTATATACCACTATTTTATTCGTCTTCTTTACGTTCTTTGAAATAGTTCAAGATATCCTTTTTAAACTGTTTGGAAAATGATTCGGTTGGCACCAAAATACCAGTTGGGTCATAGGTAAGATGTTGCAACGGCGAATATTGATGCTCTATCAATATTTTCCATCTCTCCACATATTTTCGGTTTGCTTTCGTACCGTGATAATGATGACGTATCACTCCAGGTACATATCCTAACCTTAATGATTTAGCCTTTTCTTGGTAGTCTAGCATACTTTGTTTGTAATCAGGATGGTATTGATAATTCAAATTAATATTCACTTTGTTGATTAATGATAACGCCATAATACTGTCCCCTGACCCCAGCACTCCTTTGTCGTAAATGCCCACTTTATCATAAGCTTTACGATTCATTGCCCATGCATACCCTGGATGCCAATAATCTAACCCTTTAATCGTGTATGGTTTGTTTTTAGAAAAACTGTAACCAAAACTGTTGAATATGTTTAAGGTAGATTCATCTTTGGCCATATCTATGCAGTGGCTAAACAATTGAACCATATCTTTTGACCCGTTTAATATTTTCAACGTATCTAATGCCCATGTCGTATTCTCAAATTCTACATCGGCATCAATCCAGGCAACGGCTTTCCAGTTAGCAGGCAACAAATAACGAATACCCAATTGAATCATATTTTCTTTATGCCATATAGGGTGCTTTGTCTTTAGTTGCAAATGGCAAGGATTGGACAAACTAGTCACTATGAATTTTTGGTGGTTGTAAATCATTTCGACTATATAGAGTTGAATGTGTTCGTCGTCTTCCAACCTTCGTATAAATTCTTTGAATAATTTGTAACGAGTTGCATATAAACAAGGATTCGAAATAACCACCACCACATGTAATTTATTTTCAATTGGGTCGTTGTTTTGAATCGCATACTTGATATCATTGACTTTATAATCAATACAATCAATTTCAATTCCATTAATAACTGTCATATAGTATAGTATTTATTATATTCTATATTGTTTATCTACTTTTATATTTTGTTATCTAGAAGATAATACGTAGGCGTTATTTCTGAACCAACCGAAAAAGTAGATAAGCTCCCAACAGATAAATACTAGCTGCATACACTTGAACCATTTTATCATCAGGTATAGTACGAGTTGTCATACCACTTCTGCATGGTACACCAGTTACTGGATTAACCCGATTATAAAACCAACATGGGTTATATTCTTTGATATCGGATTCGCAAACATGTTTTTCCTCTACCGTTTGATTGTTGTTGATATCACGTATAGGCATTTTTATTTTTTGGCACGGTGATTCTTTATCAAATGCTTTGAATAATTTAGCAGGGTTAATATACGCTATATTTCCCAACACACCAGGAACAAGACCTTCAAATGAAGTCATATTTTGACCCATTGCAGAAGATATAAATGGAATATTTCCATCTGGTATGTTATTAATATATACATAACGTGTTTGTTTTACACCAGCAGAATCTTTGCATTTACCACCAGTGTCCATAAAATAACGATTTCCTAAAGGATTAATACTCTGTGCATTTGAACGTCCACTGGTTAATACTTCTACATAAGAAATAAGGGCTTTTACGTCATTTTTAAGTGGATTTATACCAGCCTTAGGAGATGCGCCTAATAGTTCTGGTTGTAAAATATATTTAGAATAAGGATAAGTATTTGAATCGGACATACTATAGTATAGTATTTATTCTTGAGTATATTGTTTTACTTCTTGAGTTGGGACGTTTGTTTGTAGTTTAAGTGTGTTATTGGATAATTTAGTAACTTGCTCTTGTATTGTATTCAAAAATTCGTCACTTATAGTAATTTTACTTAATTGTTTCCTAAAAGTTGCAATATCACCTTGATGTTCCTCACTTATGGCGTAAGGATTATTAAACCCTTCTTTTTTCTTAAATACTACCAACGACAGAAAAAAAAGGATGAATAAAAAAAATACTAGAATAGACCACATTATTCATACTATATATTTTATTTAGGTAAATTATATACTTGGTCTGTCAACGAAGATAATTGGGTTGTATTTGCGTCTATTTGTGTTTTAATTGAATCTATTTTACTTTGTAAATCTAATATTTTTTTCATATTTTGTTCCAACGTTTCTATACTATTTTGATTTTGTTTAGCAATACTTTGACAGTTAGATTCATCATACTCTGTAGTAGCACCTTCTTTGTATGTATGAGGCATATAATTAAGTAAAAGTAAAAGTAATAATATACCTAAAATAAAAATCAACATAGTATTAATATATATTTTTTAACATCTAAATATATATGCATTTTATACCTCCAACATCTACAAAACAATTAATTTATACCTATAAAGTTGAAAAAAATGTTTCTAATACAGCCTTTAATACCCAATATTACCCAACTTGTCGTCCAATTAAACATTATCGTAAACAAGGTGTACATGCTGCTTTACCTAGAACATTTGAAAATCAAGCAGGGTTTATTAATGATAACATAGATCAGTCAAATAAATGTGATTTTAACTGTTCTCGTTCAAAAGAAGTAGGTTTACCTATAAAAATGTTAGCTAAAAATAAATATGGTCAAACAACTACGTGTTGTGAAAATACCCAGGGTCCAATTGGGCCCAACGGACCTGCTAGTTCCAATACAGGAAACATAATAAGTTTTAGTGGAAATGCAAAAATAAAAAGTGCTATACAACCTAACAACAAATCATATTACACTGAATCCTATTCTTATTTAAAAAGTCGTGGTAATACATTTGATACTAAAGATAAATTTAGAGGTACCCCAGTAGCTACACCAGATAGTAGTTATTATGAGTTGCAAGAAGGGCTTCCGTCATGTGGAAGTCCTTCTTACATAAAAACTACCTACAAACCTAACAACAAAAAATTCGAAAAGCAAGGAGCAGTATCATGTGATACAAGATTAAATCGTTTAAAACTTGATACTATCAAGAAAAATAATTTGTCTTATGTAAAACTGTATAAAACGGTAATTTATTATTCAGAAGACCCAGTGTTTTTTGAAAAAAATAAAGTAAATAATTGCGAGTTGAATAAATGTTACGAAAAACCAACAACTCCAGCAAGACAAGCGGCATTATTTGCACCATAATTAAAAATCAGAAGTAAACATAGTAGCCGTTGTTTTAGTCGTATCGGCCATTGCATATTCACCTACGCGTTTTTCAAAAAAATTCGTTTTTCCTTCTAACGATATTAATTCCATGAATGAAAATGGATTGGAAGAATGATAGATAGGTGAATATCCCATTTGAATACATAGACGGTCAGCTACAAATTCAATATACGTACTCATAGCAGGCGCGTTCATTCCAATAAGCCTACATTGAAGTGCATCATTAATAAACTCTTTTTCAATCTCAACGGCTTCTTTTACTATTTCAAGAAATAGTGTAGATGATAATGCAGGTTCTAATTTGTACAATAAAATGGCGAATTCAGTATGCAATGCTTCATCTCTACTAATTAATTCATTGCTAAATGTTAGGCCTGGCATGATTCCTCTTGATTTTAGCCAATAAATACTACAAAAAGCACCAGAAAAAAAGATTCCTTCAATGCATGCAAAGGCCACTAGCCGGGTGGCAAACGAAGAAGAATTGGTAATCCATTTTAACGCCCAATTGGTTTTCTTTTCAATACACGGAAAATTTTCCATAGCGTGAAACAATGTCAATTTATATTCAGGGTCTTTGATATACGTATCAATCAACAAACTGTACATTTCTGAATGTATATTTTCCATAGCAATTTGAAACCCGTAAAAAGCCCGTGCTTCAGATAACTTTACATCCATCATAAACCTGGATGCAAGATTTTCAAGCACAATTCCATCGCTGGATGCAAAAAAGGCCAATATCATAGAAATAAAATGTCGTTCTTGGTCGGTTAATTTTTTCCAGGATTCAACATCCGAAGATAAATCAACTTCTTCTACCCTCCAAAAACAATCCACTTGTTTTTTGTACATGTTCCAAATAGATTGGTTTTGAATAGGGAACATGGTGTACGTTTCCGACATAGTAATACTATAGTGTTAGATTTAAATTGAAATATAAATCATATTGGTACTATAGTAAAAAATGGAGTGTGTTCAATCTCCAATCCAGTTGCAGTATGAGTTGAATAAATTATTTGTAGAATTATTTACACAACTACCTTTTATCCCATCTTATCCTATTGAACAAAATGAACCTTTCGACATTACAGCAGTTACACTTACCGGACGGGTATTAATCATCCAAATTCGAGCGTCAGATACCGTGCTACGTATCAAACAAGAAATCTACAAACAAGATGGCCTAATGATAGACCAACAGCGTATGGTATTCAACGGTAAACATTTAGAAAATAATGTGTGTCTACACAGTTATGGAATTCAAGCCAATTCGCGTATCCATTTAATCTTGCGACTGCGTGGCGGAATGTTTCATGCATCCTCTTCCCGTAGTGATTATCTATCCCTATCTTATAACAGTAAAGAACTACTAGAAAAGGGGTCATCGATGTTAAAGTATATGCGAAATAAATATGATATGGATATTCTAGATAAAATTCATGAAAAATGGATGGAATGCAAAGAAGAAGAAATACCATCTATTTTAAATGTAATTGAAAAATATTATGTAAATTAACCAAATATTTTTTAAATCAAATAATATATGTTTCTCATGAAAACAAATAAACAAAAAGCATCTTTACCAATCTATCTGGATAAAAAAATAAATACGCAGTATGTGATACCCTTCAACTTATATCAAACATGGTATACGTTAGATTTGCCACCAAAAATGAAAGAAAATGTAGAATTATTAAAATTACAAAATCCGGAATTCACATATTCGTTGTATGATGATGACATGTGTAGAAATTTCATTAAAGAAAATTTTGATGCAGATATTTTATACGCGTTTGATAAATTAAAACCAGGTGCATATAAAGCTGATTTATGGAGGTATTGCATATTATACAAAAAAGGAGGAATTTATTTAGATATAAAATACAATGTCAATCCACATTTTAAATTAATATACTTAACAGACAACGAATATTATGTAAGAGATAGACCCTATGTTGGTATGACTGGAATATACAATGCATTATTAATTTCTAAACCAAACAATAGTATATTATATAAATGTATCCAAACAATTGTAAACTATGTAAAATATAATATAACGGGTTATAGTAGTTTGTATATAACAGGTCCACATTTAATGAGCAAGTTTTTTACGATAGAAGAAATTAAATCATTCCCGTTATCATTTAATGGAGATTCTATTTTTTTACACAATACTCCCATATTATCTATATACAATACATATAGAATAGAACAATCTATATCACCTATAAAACATTATAGTCAATTATGGATTGAAAAAGATATATACAATTATCCTGTATTAACTCCAATTCGTAGTGTAGATACCCATCAAGAAATACTGCTTCCTTTTATAATATTAAATTGGTTTCCACTACAATTTAAAAAGGAAAATACAATACAAGTAAAACCAATACCACCTTATTTTAAAAATACGACTCACATTTCTGGTTTTATTTTTGAAGATACTATATGGTTTTTATTGTATAAATGCAATAAATATTTTTTTGCTATTTTTGATACAACTATGAATTTACTTCGTTATTCAGAATTAGTCATATTAAACAATCCTTCTATCCTAACAGTAAAAAAGGATTCGATTGTATTAAATAACAATGAATATAGCATGGAATATATTAAGCACCTAAAATGGTATACAAGTTAATGTTCTATAATTTTAGTATAAATGAATATAAATAAATGTTATAATAACTATAATGACTATACCCAAAATTATTCATCAATTATGGATAGGTAATAAACCACGACCATCTAAAATGATGGATACATGGAAAACCAAACATCCTGATTTTGAATATATTTCATGGTCTGAAGAAGAGATTTATAAACGAAATTTTAAGTTGCAATGTAGTGAACAAATCGTTTTGATTAAAGAAATTAATGGTAAAGCAGATATAATTCGTTGGGAAATATTATACCATTACGGCGGTGTATATTTAGATGCTGATTCTATTTGTATAGAACCATTCGACAACCATTTAATGGAAAAAAAAGCATTTTGTGCCTATGAAAATGAACATTGTCGACCCAACTTAGTTGCAACTGGAACTATGGCATTTCCACCCAAACATCCTTTGTGTCTTGCCGCAATTAAATGGATACTAGATAAAAATAATTTACAATCGATTATAAACAATCCTGCATGGACTACAGTTGGTCCACAATTATTAACTAATTTATTACCTCATTTTGAAGACGTTACCGTATTTCCTAGCTTTTATTTTATACCTATTCATTATTCTGGAATTAGATATAATGGGCACGGAAAGGTATATGCATACCAAGAATGGGGGTCAACAAAACAAAATTACGATGTCATGAATTCAATTACATTGCCTGATATTTTACAAACACCCATCGAATCTATTTCTATATTAATTTGTAGTTATAATACAGATGTTTCATATGTAAAAGAATGTATAGAATCAATTGCAAACCAACAAGGTGATTTTGAAATTGAACTTGTATGGATAAATGATGGTTCAAGCAGTGAATCATCTATTCAATTAGAATTATTATTACAATCTTTTCAATCTCTTACACGATTTTGCAGTGTTAACTATATTAAAAATCCACAGAATGAAGGTGTTGGAGCATGTCTCCATAATGGACTATTATTATGCAGCCATGAAATAGTCATTCGGATGGACAGTGATGATATTATGCTACCTACTAGAATATTAACCCAACTCGAATTTATGAAAAAAACATCTGATTGTGTATTGTGTGGTTCAAATATTTCATTATTTAAAACAGAAAACAATAGTAAAATTCATGTATACGATACACACCATCCACTAACGTTAACATGGAACCAATACAAAGATACAAAATCACATTGGTTTATTAATCATCCAACATGGTGTTTCAAAAAATCTGCTATAATAAATGTAGGAAACTACAATAAAACACGTTCAAAATGTGAAGATTTTGAGTTAGTACTAAAAGTATTGAAAGTATATGGAATAATATATAATATAGGAGATAATTTGTTATTCTACAGACTACATCCAACCCAAGTTACATATGACCATTCAGATAAAAATACATATATTAATTTACAAAATGAATATATTGATAAAATGATTCAATCAGAAGATACAGTTGAAAATGTTAGACAACTAACATTATTCGATTCTTCAAAAAAATAATACAATTTTACTCAGATTTTGATACAACTAATTTATCTTGAACAATTTTTTAATATTTTCTTATATATATGAGTATACCAAAAATTATTCATCAAATATGGATAGGTAATAAACCTAGACCATCTAAAATGATGGATACATGGAAAAATAAGAATCCTGATTTTGAATATATTTCATGGTCAGAAGAAGAGTTTATAAAACAAAATATTAAATTTCAATGCAGTGAACAAATAGAAATGATAAAAGAAATATGTGGTAAAGTAGATATAATGCGATGGGAACTGTTATATCATTACGGCGGTGTATATTTAGATGCTGATTCTATTTGTATAGAACCATTCGACAACCATTTAATGGAACAAAAGGCATTTTGTGCCTATGAAAATGAAGATTGTCGACCCAACTTAGTTGCAAACGGAACTATGGCATTTCCACCCAAACATCCTTTATGTCTTGCCGCAATTCATTGGATACTAGATAGACGTAATTTACAATCAATTATAAACAATCCTGCATGGACTACAGTTGGTCCACAATTATTAACCAAAATGTTAGACAATTCAAAATACAAAGATGTTACTATATTTCCAAGTTATTATTTTATACCCATACATTATACAGGAGTTAAATATACTGGCCATGGAAAAGTATATGCTTATCATGAATGGGGGTCAACCAAAGAAAATTATGGAAAAATGAATTTAATTAAGTTACCAGATAGTTTGAAACCACCCAAAGAATCCGTTTCTATTGTCATTTGTAGTTATAATACAAAGGTTTCACACCTGAAAGAATGTCTAGAGGCAATAGCAAACCAAGAAGGACATTTTGCAATTGAAATTGTCTGGATAAATGATGGGTCCACTAAAGAAACAACTAAACAACTAGAATTGTTATTGGATAAATTTAACACTACTACACGATTTTGTACCATCAAATATGTTAAAAATAAAAATCGGGAAGGGGATGAATGTATTGATAACGGTATACAATTATGTACAAACAAAATAATTTTTAAAATGGATAGCAATACTATCATGGCTCCAAATAAAATATCAAAGCAACTTGAAAAAATTAAAAAAATGTAAATTTTGGTTAAATAACTGAATTAGGATAATCTGAACAAAATTCCGGTATCATATCAGGTTCATTTTTAATAGTAAGAGCAGTGGAAGTGTTGATTGAATTCGTTGAAAGTTCTTGTTGGGTTTGTGTTTGGTTATTTTTTGTACGTTTACATGGTTTTATCAATGGTTTAATATCCTCAATTAGCATGTCTTTTTTAATGTCTGTTTTAAAAATATTGGAACTGTCTAATAATTTTACATATTCGCTATAGGTGTCATTTAAAAATACGTGACCGTCGCATTTCCTGTTTTCTTCGTCCAATTCCAATATTTTATAAATGTTTATGCTTAATAAATAGAATTTTTGAGAAAGGGATTCACTCTGATTAATAGAGTCGGATAAATTGAGGTATAGTTTAATGGATGTTAAGATGGCTATAAACATGCTTATAGCTGTATTGACCATAATTTTATCATATTCTGGGACACTTTGAAAGGATATAAATGTGCTGCTGAATATTGAAAGTACAATAACGGGTAAATCAAAATATCTAGAACATTCTTTAAATTCAATGTATCTATTTTTATGTTTAACACTCATAAAATAAGAATTAATTCTTATTTTTTTTAACATTTCAATTACATCATCTGTCCATGTTGTCATAGTAGTAGTAGTATAAAAAAATAAAGCAAATATTACAAATCAGCCAATGTCAATCCTTCACGCAACCATTTGCAAACACGGTCAGGGTGCAATGCAACCGAAACCAACTCTTCTCGGATTATATTTGTTTTTGCTTTAGCCATGTTTGAATAGTTGTATTCAAATATAGCAGGATTTTGAGACAACCAATACCAAGCAATTTTATCTTGATTTTCTTTTAACAGTTCAATAGCAGCTGGATTGGCAGATAAATTTTCCCAATTGACTTTTTCCAGATTTTTTCTCATGTGTTCAATTGCAAGTGGATGTGTGTTTTTTGAAAATTGAAACCAATAAATACGGTATGGAAGTTTTAACAATAAATGAATAGCCGCTGGATTAGAACATAAAATGTTCCAATCCACTTTATGTAGATTTTTTTCAAGGATATGTATTGCAGATGGATTAGCTGATAATCTTTCCCATGCAACATTGGATAATACATCGATATAATCTTCAATTAGTTGCATGGCAAGAGGACTTGTATTTTTAGCCAATAAATGTAAATTACCTTCAATATAACGTGCATCTACTAAATGAAGTGCGTTGGGGTTTTCCAATAATCGTTCTTGTACATAGGGTACTTTAATACATACATATTTTTCTAACAATGGAATAATGGCTGGATTTGGATTTTTAAGCCAGCCAGCGTAACCTGCATTATCCAACATAGTAGGGTCGTTGTACATATAACATAGTGCGCCAGGATTTTCTGATAAAAGAGTCCACATTTTTGGAATATGGTATTTTTCAATATGGTCGATAGCATTAGGGTTCATCTGAAGCATGGTGAACGCCAATTTGTTGGAAGGTACCCAGTTGAGAAGCTCCATGTTGTTTATACCTTTCTCACAAGTAAAATTATGTTTCAATTTTATTCACCTAATTTCTCTAAAATTCTGTGAAGCAATTGTTTGATAGCAACCAATTCGTGTTGGACATCCACTGGGTCAAATATGTTATAGAGAGGAACATCGGTACTTTGTTGAATGGTTTGTACACGTTCTTCAAAAAACGTTTCGCGGGTAGACGTTTCTTTATCTTCTACTTTCAGTTTATTGATAGCAGGAACAAACAACGATAAAAATAGTTTATTTTTATCCGTTAACGTTGTATCTAATTTGTCAGCAATTAAAATATTTTGTTCAAACAATTTCATAATTTCTTCTTTTTGTAATCCAGGTCGAAATAAATCCATTTCGCATACAAGGTCCCACAACATTCGTTTATTATCGGTTGTATTCATATATTACCCTATTGTTATTCTCTTTATTAGGAATTAAAATATTTTTTCCGTAATTTTTCTATTTTTTCATCTGGAAAAGTAGTTTTACCTTTAAAATAATCATAATTATGGGTTTTTAACATGGTAATGATAAAAAATAACGCGTACATTCCACATTCGGAATCTTTAAATTGGTGTTCTTTGGGATGATTTTCAACAAATTTGTAACTAGAATCTTGTCCTTGAACTTGGGTGACAAACTTTTTAATATTTTTAATAATTTTGTCACCGGCTGAATCAAAATAGTAAATTATTTTTTTTCGTCTGTCTATGAACATCGACACCCAGTGTATTCCTTCTCCTTCGTGTTCGTCTATGTTGAATACAATTCCAATATCGGTATATTTAGTGTTATTGACATCAAACTCGCATAATTCAGGCCAAACGCATTGTCCATCTTCTTCTTTAAAATCATAATCGGATGGAGATGGTCCTATGTATTTGAAATGAGGGTACGTTTTTTCATATTGTTCCAACACATCTGTAATTTCTAAACTGGACAACCATTCATTCTTATTTTTTTTCCAGGAAGAAGGACTTTTAGGGGCAAACACTTCATCTACAGGAACGTCGAGTTCTTTCGCCCAACAAGATTCTTTTTTGCATTTGGTAAGTTTAGATTCTAATTCTTTCCAAATATCAACTGGATTGTTTGTATTTATTTTTTTTTTATGTGTCCGATTGTATTTATGTTTTAATTGATACAAATGATTATTATTGTAACAAGTATATTTTTTATTCTTTTTATAAAGCGGAGAACATATTTCAGGTTTTACCATGTATTAAAAACATATTTTTTTTATTCTTTTTTACAAGAACGTCTATTTTTTTAGGAGCAAAAATGAACTGGTCGCCATTGATTGGTGCAATTTCTATAGTTTTTTCTAATTCTTTTTCCGAATCTTGCTGTTTCAAATATTGAATACAATCATGCACATAGTTTCGAAAGGAATGTTGTAAACCACTATGGGTATTATCAAACATGGAAGAAGTTAATTCTAAAATACGTTCTTTATAATCAACATCATACTCTTGTGCAGTAACAACAGTTGTTTTACGTTTTGGATTGAATAAATAAGTAATAGTTGGGTCCATATTACTTATTTATATTATGAAACTCTAACATTAATCTCATGAAAGGGAGTTGAACCCTTGACCTGCGGATTTACAGTCCGTCGCTCTACCAACTGAGCTATCACGAGATACGTCCAAGGAAGGAATTGAACCTCCCAACCACTTTATCGCCTTATTGTGGTTTTACCATATTGGACATATGGTAATATGTACCATTTATTTAAGTGCCTTTTCAATAATTCATATTCATGCTTAAATAACTAACTAAACCAACTAACAATGACCGAATAATTAAAGAAGTGTCTTCATCACGAACACCCATTCGTTTTACATAACGAAATGTATAGGACGATGCAAAAATAATGAAAACAATCATATTGAATAAACTGCCAACGACTTTATAATCCATACTTATAGATTATATTTTTCCTAAATTGGAATAGAAAATTCAGAACACCAATGAATCCATTTTTCTTTAGAATCGTCCGTATATTGTAAATATTCAAATTGTATTTGACCATACATGGCATTGAGTTCATTTATTTTGGTCATGAAATAATAAGGTATTATCAAATTTTGATAATTATCGATTTGTACAATTTTTTTGAAATTAGTGCAAACAATATATTTTACTAAACTACTATTACTAATCGCTCGTGGTTTACAAATATGTACATTTTCATAACAAGCACACAATACATAAATAAGCTGAATGGTATCTTGTTGTGTGGTATCTGCAATTCGAAGAAAACACATACCTCCTGCAATTTGATGATTCAATATATACAACACTTGTTCTTTAAAATCATCGATATCACCTATAATCAATTGGGTTGATTTTGTTCTTAATTTAAAAGAAATATTTTTTTTAATCCAATCAAAAGCTTCTAAACATGCATCACTTCCTACATACGTAATTTCTGTAGTATCTGGAATACGGTTTGAATGTAATAATTCCAGCATTACAAAAAAAGAATTTGATTTAGGTTTGTATTTACTTAACATGATTATTTTATTTTCTATTTCGTTCGTAGGTTCAAATGTAGTTAAATAATGTTGCAACGAATTAGAAAGAATAGAGCAATGTGTTTCATTTTCTTTATAGGAAATATTTACATGGGGTAATATATAATTCATAATTGTATATACCCTTTACCTATTTAACTAATTTTAATTTTTAAATAGTGGTTTGTTTCTGTTTCATATACTTTTGTACCACGAAAAGCTATATGTTTTTGTTTTTGAAATATGTAATATCGGTTTAAATACGAGATAGCTTCTTGGTTTGGCTCGGACGACATGTCTTTAAATTTACTTTGTACTGTTTTAAATAAACCAGTTCCATTAGGAAAATCTTGAAAGTTTGTAGCTAATTCAAACCCATATTTTGCCATAAGAGGAATGAAATATTCTGCAAATACTAGGTATTCTTCAAGAAATTTATCTTTATTCAACGATTGTTGTTTCACTCCAATAGATAATGGAACATAATGACCCTTCTCTTTCATATCTGAATCATCGTATTGTTTTCGAATATTGGAAAAAGGAACATAACCTTGTTTTACATCGGTAGACAATTTGAACGTACCAGTATCATCGTGAGCGGTAGACATAATTTGTCCTTTTTTGATATTTTTTAATAATTCCATCATACTTTTTCCATCAAAACAGGTAGCACAGAAATAACCTCCTACTTGAATACAATCAATTAAATTGTAAATAAATTTCATAATCGATTCTTCTGAATCAAACATATAATGCAGCGCAAATTGTATACTTCCAATATCAAATCCTTGTTTACAAAATCCGTAAGGTATTTGTGTTTTTTCAGATAACATGGGCGGATACGTAGATTCCATACCAAATAAATACTGTAGAATTCGATTTTCATAATCATGTTTTAACGCTTCCCCCTCTTTGATAAGCAAACTACTGCTTCCTTCTACAAATATAATGGGTAACAACTCTTTTTCTTTACGTTTAGATTTACGATTTTTCTTTTGTACAACACGTAAAAAGGCACCATCTATCGTATTATGTAAATTGTCATTGTTGATATCAATACCAAGTACAAACCCAGCTTGTGCATCTTCCCATTTTTGGAGGTCACCACCTTTACCACATGCAAAATCAATCAACAATGGTTTTCTTCTAGTACTCGAACGTACTTTATCAGAAATTTTGTCAATCAACATTCGTTTGATATCGTTGTGGAAATCGCTCATCAATTTACCTTCTTTCAAGTTACCTTTTTCTGTTTTCAACGTATAATATTCTGTATCTAATTCGATAGGACGTAATGATTTGCTTACTACACTTTCTTTCATTGGAGCTACCAACATTTGATACGTAACTGGATTATGTATACTTATCCAATTTTTCACAGCAGTACTGTATGCATTCGGGTCCGTTTTATCCCAACGAACGCGAATTGGAGTCCATCTCCAGCCCTTTTCTCTTGTAGCGTCATATTTAAATTCAACAATAGAACCATGTTCAAGAACTTCCACTGGTCGTCCGTCACTTTCTGTACAAACATTTCCTTCTTCGTTCGTATACATGTTACACATGTAGGCCGACACATCATAAGGTCTACCGCCAATAAAAGGAATTCGTTGTTTGCCATTGGAAATGATGTCAAAATTTTGATAGACAGAAACGGATGGACATACTGTATAATCCGTCTGTTCTCGAGTGGGATACGCGTTGTACGAAGATTTTAATGTAATGACTTTATATTCTTTTCCGGTGATTGTTTTTTTTGGGGTAGGGTCAATGTCTACATAAAAATCAATTGTGTTTTCTTCTGCAGGTTTCCATTTAAAATTTAAATCCCATGTGGTTCGTTTGTTGGAAATGGGAGAATCTACACTTGATACACCAACACCATATTGTATAGGGGTAAAAATGAGACCGTCTTTATGATATGGCTTGGGCATTTCATACAACATTTTGCAATTGGCAGGTGAGAACGTTAAAAATTGTTTATATTGAATAGCATATTTACTTTCAGATAAATTGGTAATCGATGTAAATACAGAATTGATGACGCGCATTAAGACTTCGCGACGAACAGGTAGAGTATAAGCACGAACATCATTGGTATTGATACTAAGATTATTCCTATTTTGTTCAGTCAACGGGTCAATATTCAAATAATACATATCAAAAGCATAAAATGTATTATGCATGTTATTATGTGAATCTTTCACTACATGTTCACCGTCTAATACCATAGGTCCAATCGGTAACCCTTTTTGAGGTTCCAATGTACAATTCATATTTTCAACACGACCTGATGTTGGAATCAAATACATTTTCATTTTTTTAGAAATAAATAATAGTTTACGTTCACCATCGGCTTTATCTGTTACCATAAAATCATCTTCCGTTAACATTGGAAGATTTTCATGTTGCAATGTAACTGTATTGGGCCCAATAAAATTCAAATCTTTCAATCGGTCGCCTACAGGAAATAGTTCTTTGTATTCTTCTTGAACAGCTGTTATTTCCTTGTACGAAATAGGGAAATTGGTTCTCTGCAATCCTTTCAATACATGGGTAATCATAAATGCTATTTCACCTTTTAATTCTTTCATAGGAAGTGTTTCAAGACATTCTGCTTCAATTTCATATACAGGTGTAATGTCAAATACTTTAGTCATTGTTTTGTTAGGACTATTACGTAACATTTTTACAATACTGCAATCAATGACAAAGGAGGGATGGTCTGGGTGGTATAATTGAATACGTTTCATAAATCGAAACGTATTTGAATCTGGCATAGTTTCAACCCCAGGTTTAACCGTTTCAGAGTTTAAAGAAAATTGTACGTTGTACCCTTGATGTGTAAAAGGTTCAGCTATTTGCTGTTTTTCTACATATTTCATATGTTCACTGGTTTGGTTTGCACAATACTGTTTAATGGCGTCAATTCCATCTATTTCAGCACGAATATTTTTGCCTAAGGATATTCGAAATAAAGATACACGTTGTTTTATTTTAAACCCGCACATGAGCAACCATTCAATCACATTATTGTAATCGCTTCTGGTAAGCGGTTCTAAATAATGTTTAAACCGTAATTCAAATTCGTATTTTACGGAATCTGAATTTTTATGTTTCAGATAGGTTTCTATTAATTTATCCATTCTATGCTATATACCTATACTTTTTATTTAATCAATTTTAATATATGATTTTTAAGTATATAATATATGAAAGGTGGTGGTAAATGTTCTGGCGATCCTATGAAAATAACTGGTATGCAAATAGGTAAATACTATATTGGAGAATGCGCATATAGTGGCAATTTTTACGTTTATAAAGTTTGTTCTCCTTCTGATATAACCGATTGCGATGATTTGTTAGCAAAAGTGTATAAAATAACTGAAAAGGGTTGGATTACCGAAAAAGTATTAGAAACAGAAACAGCACATATGTATTACATAAATTCATTGGGTATAGCCCCTAAATTTTATGGATTAAAATTTATTAATTATAATGATAGTTTGTATGGAATATTATTAATGGAACATTATGGTGGCAAAGATTTAAAAAATTCAGGTACATTAGATGATTTAATACAAAGTGGGTATGATATGAAAATAGATGAAAAAGGTATAAAATCAAAAATAAAACAATTACTAGATATATTATACGACCACAATTTACAATATAATGATTTACATAGTCATAATTTTTTATATAAAAAAATAGATGATACCTATGAATTCAAAATTATTGATTTTGGCGATGTTACTGTAATTCCAGCAGATAAACGTATTCGTAGAAATTATGAAATTGAAATTGTATCAACTAAAGGTAGTATAGATGTATCTAGAGGTGGTGGAAAAAAATACAAACGTAAATCTAAAACACGTAAATATTTCAAGTTACATGAATAATGGTTTGAATATCACTATATATTTGTTTTTTTGTTTTAGACACTGGAATGTGTAACTGGGTGGCAATCGTTTTGAGTTCATCTAATTTATAATGGGATAATGCATACAACGGTTTTGTAACATGATAATGAGTAGAGTACGGTTGACCATCCCATGGTATAACTGTATTGTTTTCAATGATATGTGTAGGTGGATGATTACCAATAGGATAACATATATGTTGTTTGATAATCCAAACGTTGCATTTTTTCCATTTACATAGGTCTATCAATGTTTTTAGTGTTGTTGCGTTGGTCTCAATTGAATGTACAATAGAAGTAGGTGCACTATTTAAAATGTGTATTTTTCGCAAACCGGTAACTTGTAAAAAAGAGTTAGTATACGGGTCACAAAACAAATAATTATCAAAATTTGATTTATTCAAAACAAATTTTGGTACTTTCATATACTTATTTAAAAAATAAATCTTTAAGCTCATCTTTTTGTAGTTCTGTTTGGTTAATTTGCGATTCTTGTAGGTTAACATAATCAATGTATTTTTGCAATTGTTCTAATATTTCATAGGATATGTTGGATAAATTAACAAAAATACCGTTTTGATTTTCATTATGTGTAATTTGATGTTGCCCAATTAATATTTTTCCAATTTCAATTTGGTAATGTTTAGGCATGTTTTCAATCCGTTCTTTCATATCTTGAATATTCATACATCATTCATTCCTTTATTTTTTAACTCTTTTTAAAAATTGATATACATTTAGAATCATTATAGATTGTACAAAATGGAACGCCGTATTTTAGAAAAAATCAATTCTCAAAATGAGACCTATACTAAACATCTTATACATGAATTAAATAAATTGCCGAATGAGTTGTCTCAACCACTTTTGCAATGGGTACATTCTACTAAACCTGTTGATATTACTAAATCAGATTTCAGCAAACGTAAACGAGCTAAAAATTGTGTTCCACATGATTCAAGATGTGAAGCGCGGTGTGCCAAAGGAAGCGGTCATGAAGGAGAACAATGCACGCGTCGTAAAAAAGATGGTTGTTTATATTGTGGAACTCATACAAAAGGACTTCCTCATGGAATTATGGTAAAGCAAGAACCGGCGTTCAAAGAAAAGACCATTTGGGCAGAAGAATATCGTGGTATTATGTATTATATTGATGAAGACCATGTATATAATACAGAAGATATTAAGAAAAATAAAGTAAATCCTGAAATTATAGGTTCATGTACTAAATCGGGAAATTCTTATATGATTCATTTAAAATAATCTATGTATATCCTATGGTAGTATGTTCTCCAAGTATGGAATTTCAAGATTGCGAATTAGCTATTTTACGTTTAAATGTAGATAAAGTGGAAAAAGAACAAGGAAAAATATTAGTAGAATCACCAGAAACTAAAAAAACAATTAAAATAGTGGAAGGTTTTATTAAACGTAAACAATTAATTATTTATGGGGGAACAGCAATCAATAATATATTACCTAAATCTGACCGTTTTTATAATTATAATTACGAATTACCTGACTATGATTTTTTTAGCAAAAATTCATTAGAAGATGCAAAAGAATTAGCCGATATATATTTAAAAAATGGGTTTACCAATGTAGAAGCAAAATCTGGTGTACATCATGGAACCTATAAAGTATTTGTCAACAATATTGGTGTTGCTGATATTACTTATTTACATCCTGAAATTTTCAACAGTCTTATGAAAGATATTATTACCAAAGAAGGTTTATTGTATGCCCCTGCTAATTTTTTACGACAAAGTATGTATTTAGAATTATCAAGACCCAATGGAGAAATAGATAGATGGGAAAAAGTATTAAAGAGGCTTATTTTATTAAATAAATATTATCCATTAAAAATAAAAAAGTGTAAAAATAATATTCAACGTGAAATGACAACAAAATATATAATTACCGAAAAAAAAATATTCAATATTGTTAAAAATTGTTTTATAGATGAAAAACTTATTTTTATTGGAGGATATGCAAATGCACTTTATTCATCTTATTTACCAGATTATAAAGTAAAATCATTGCCTGATTTTGATGTTTTATCCAATGACCCTCTCAAAACATGCAACCATGTAAAAAAAGAACTTGCCAAAGAAAATATAGAAGTTACTATAAATACATATCCACCTATTGGTGAATTGGTAGCGGAACATCATTCATTGCAAATTGGCGAGGAGTATATTGCATTTGTGTATAAACCTACTGCATGCCATAGTTACAACGAAATTAAAATAGGTAATTCAAAAGTTAAAGTAGGTACCATTGATACATTGTTGAGTTTTTACATGGCATTTATGTATGCTGACCGACCCTATTATGATATAAACCGGTTATTATGTTTATCTACCATGTTGTTTACCGTTCAACAGCGCAATAGATTAAAACAATCTGGATTATTAAAACGATTTAGTACTACTTGTTACGGAAATCAACCTACGTTGTCCGATATACGTGATGAAAAAACAAAAAAACGTAATGAATTGGACCCAAAAAGTAAAGAATATGAAGAATGGTTTTTAAATTATACACCTAATAAAACAAAAAAGAATAAACCAAGAAAAAATAAAACAATGAAAAAAAATTGATATAGCAATATTCAATGAATAGAAGTATACAATGGCTGACCTTTCCCAATATGTTATGCGTAACGAGCACGACCACGTATTGTTGAATCCTGATACCTATGTTGGTTCAGTTGAAAATGTAGAAACCGATAATTGGATTTTGAAAGACGGTAAAATTCAAATGGAATCTATCCACTACAACCCCGCTCTACTCAAATTGTTCGATGAATTGATTGTAAACGCCAACGACCATCACATTCGTACCAAAACAAGTGAAAATCCAGTCACTCATATTCAAGTCATTATTGATAACGGCAGTATAACCATTATCAATGATGGAGAAGGAATTGATATCGCAAAACATCCTGAACACGACATGTATATTCCGCAACTCATTTTTGCTACTTTGCGCACTTCGCGTAATTTCAATACAGAAGAAAAACGAATTGTTGGTGGAAAAAATGGATTTGGTGTAAAACTAGTGTTTATTTGGTCGACCTTTGCTAGCATTGAATGTGTCGATTCAACAAGACAACTTAAATATACCCAAACCTTTTCTGATAATCTAAAAACAATCAATCCACCTGTGATTAAACCATGTAAAAAGAAATCATATACGAGTATTACTTTTAAACCCGATTATGCTAGGCTGAAATTACCTGGATTAGAACCTACCATGTTATCTTTAATTGAACGGCGTATTTACGATATTGCCTCTCTTACCGATAAATCCGTTAAGGTGTCGTATAACGGTTCGGTTGTTCCTGTAAAATCATTGACAAACTATGTTGATTTATTTGTAGGAGCTAAAACGGAAATGCCTCGGTCTCAGTTTTCATGCGACCGATGGGAAGTAGTCGTATGCAAATCTCCGAACGAAGAATTTGTATCTATTTCCTACGTGAACGGAATTCATACAGGTAAAGGTGGTACTCATGTCAATTATATTTTAAACCAACTTCTTCGAAAACTCATTTTCTACATCAAACAAAAAAAGAAAGTAGATGTAAAATCCACTACGCTGAAAGAACATTTGATGCTGTTTATTCAGTGTTCCATTGAAAACCCAAGTTTTGACAGTCAAACCAAAGACTATCTCAATACGCCCAGTTCCTCGTTCGGGTCTAATTGTGAATTGTCCGATAAATTTATTGAAGAAATTGCGAAAAAAGGTATCATGGAATTAGCGTTGACGATTACTAAATCCAAAGAAATGGTTGCCGCCAAAAAAACAAGCGATGGAAGCAAAACACGTAAAATTGTGGGTATTCCAAAATTGATTGATGCCAATTTCGCAGGAACAGTGAAATCTACCAAATGCACGTTGATTTTGTGCGAAGGAGATTCTGCTCGGTCTGCCATTCTATCAGGATTTACATCGGATGACAGAAATACATATGGTGTATATCCATTGCGCGGTAAATTGCTGAACGTTCGCGACGAATCGATTACGACCATTAGCAACAACAAAGAAATCAAAGAATTGATGACCATTATGGGATTGAAATACGGAAAAGAATATACTCCTGAAAATATTAGTGAATTGAGGTATGCGCATGTGTTATTTATGACCGACCAAGATTTAGATGGAAGTCATATTAAAGCTCTGATTATCAATTTGTTCGCTTGTTTGTGGCCGTCTCTGCTACCGTGCCATGATTTTATCGGGTTCATGAACACGCCTATCATTAAAGCTACCAAAGGAAAAGAAGAAAAATGTTTTTACAACGAAGAGCAACATACCAAATGGAAAGAAACCAATCCAAAAGGATGGTCTGAAAAGTTTTACAAAGGATTAGGTACGAGTACTGCAAAAGAATTCAAAGATTATTTCTTGAACAAGAAAATCGTACATTTTACCAGAACACCCGAATGTTGTGGACAATTGGATATGGTATTCAATAAAAAACGAGCTAACGACCGTAAAACATGGTTGGAACAGTACACACCTCAAAACTTGAACACCGATGTGCACAATATTTCCTATACTGAATTAATTAACAAAGAATTAATCAAATTTTCCAAATATGATTGCGACCGGTCGATTCCAAACATGATGGACGGGTTCAAAATCAGTCAACGAAAAATATTTTACTGTGCTCTTTTGAAACCGCTTACCCATGAAATTAAAGTGGCTCAGTTTAGTGGGTACGTTTCAGAAAAATCCTCTTACCATCACGGTGAAGCCAGTTTGAATGGCGCTATTGTTAACATGGCCCAGAATTTTGTAGGGTCCAACAATATCCATTTATTGAACCCCAACGGACAATTCGGAACACGGTTGCAAGGTGGAAAAGATAGTGCTAGTGAAAGGTATATTTTTACGCAGTTGAATAAATGCACAAGATACATTTTTCGCAAAGAAGATGACGATATTCTAAACTATTTATCCGACGACGGAACTAGTATTGAACCTGACTTTTACGGACCTATCATTCCTATGATTTTAGCCAATGGTTGTAACGGTATTGGTACTGGGTTTAGTACCAAAATTCCGTGCTACAATCCAAAAGATTTAATTGACTATCTTAAAAACATGTTGTTGTTTGAAACAGCATCCATCACGATAAAACCTTATTACCGCGGATTCAAAGGGACGATTGAAGAAGAAAAAGAAAACAGCGGAAAATATATTATTAAAGGTGTATACTCGATAAAAGAACTACAAGTTACGATTACAGAACTTCCTATTGGTATGTGGACGGATACCTACAAACAATTCTTAGAAGATTCGCTGGGAACTCTTATTAAAGATTACACAGATAAAAGTACAGATGTCGATATTCATATTGTAGTTACGTTGCTTGCACCAAGTAGTAATGTAGAATCTGATTTGAAATTGACAACGAGTATTAGCACGACCAACATGCATTTGATTAATGCAAAGAATCAACTTCGTAAGTATAAGACCGTTTATGAAATTATAGACGAATATGCAGAAGTTAGGTTGCAAATGTATACGGTTCGCAAACAATATTTATTGGATAAGTTGGATAAACTATTGGTTGAAATAACGCACAAAGTAAAATACATTCATGCGGTATTGCAAGGAAAGATTGATTTGAGAAATAAAAAACAAGATGAAATTACGCAACTGTTGAAAGCATATGATTTAGTACAGCATGACGGAAGTTATCATTATTTGATTAAAATGCCAATGGACAGCGTATCCGATGAAAATGTAAAACAATTGGAAGCGGAATTGGCCAAATTAACTAAAGAAAAAGCATTGTTGTCGTCTACCACTGAAAGACAAATGTGGTTGAACGAACTGGAAGAATTGAAAAAACAATTATAATTTAACGCCAACTTGCATATTGCATATGTTGTAAATAAGTTTTATCATACAACGATATATCATATTTATGTTTACTTCTATGGTAAACTGTAGTAATGACATCAGGACCACATATCCATAATATATCTTTTCTAGATATTTTGATATTTTTTTCAGATATTATATATTTTAACCGTACAATACATTCTTCAATGACTTCTTTTAAAAAAGGATGGTGTAACGTATTGGTTCCAAAACAATAATTGGCAATACGTACTACGTTTTCAGGATTTTTACATTCTCTTAGACCCAATTCATTTACTGATTTACAAATGTATTCTGTAAATACCACCATAGATGTTGTTTTCCATTTTTTTTGAATGAAACAATCTGCATCACAATAAAACCCACCATTAAAATAAATGATTAACAATCGTAATAAATCAACATGAATCACCCAATGAGGTATTTGATAATAAAGTTCTTCTAATTCAGGGAAGATATTATTTTTTATAAGTATATTGATATTATCTGGAGTGTGAATCAAATAATTAGAAATATATTTTGAATTGGTATCAATGGCATCCTTTGGAAACGGGTGTCTTTCGTTAGGTTTAAAATTCCACATATAATGAATATGATTCATAGTTAAATCATGTAAAAAAATAACTATGAATTAAACGACAATTAAGTTTTTCTAGATTTTAAACGATAATTGCGTACACCTCCTATACCACCAGGTGCCAATGTGTGCGATTTGTAATACACTTGTGTATTGTTCGTATACAAACTTCCCATGGTCATTCTACGATGAGTTGGGTCGGGGACAGGAGTTATAGTAAAAGAACAAATAAACCCTGCAAATGTGTTTTCATTAAACCAAACTATTTGACCTATATTTGTGATAGATTCATCAGCGTTATATGATGCAGATATATTAAAATAAGAAGTAACTTGAGGTTTGTTAGACATTGATTTTATTACAACACCATATAAATCAAACTGTTTCCATGAAGATAAATATGCATTATCAAATGTAAAATATTTATTATTATTTAAGTTGTTATACCTATATAGTTGAAACCCTAAATATTCAGGTGGGTAAGGAGGAGTTGATTTTATATTAGAAGTAACTAATAAATTATTGTTATAATTGGTACTACCATTTATAGTTTCATAAAATCCAACAATTATATTTGAATTTACAACAAAATAACCTTCAAATATTGTTATATTATCTTCAATAATATGAATTAAATACCAACTTACCATAGTATTATACTACTATTTTAATTTTGCAACAAATGGTTGGCTCTTGTATGTATATACCAACATAGTACTACATGGGTGCTTACATAGGATACGTCATAAAAAGGATTGAGTATATGTATGTACAGTAACAACAATGAAATAGTAAATAATTCAATACTTGGATTCGAGTACAACAAATAAAGAACATCTAACCCAAAAGACGGCATAGATGCATTTGAAATATCAGATGGTAAAAATTGATAAATGTACATTAAATTCATAAAGTGTGTATATAAGGCAACTACACTCCACCCCGTTTGAAGCATATATAGGTAACCTGATTGATATACATGAAAAACAGTTACATCTAATAATATCCAGTTGGATTGAATCGTAGGTATACCATAATAATGATTGGCAAGTTCTTTGTGGTACAAATAACTAGATATTGCAAGTAACACCGACATTAAATTTGTAAATGTTAATGTAGGATACCATATATTCATTATTACACTATTCACAATCATTGTATAGGAAACAATATGTTGGGTTAATACATTCAAGTGCATAGTTTTTAATGGTTTTGCCATTTTTTTGCACAGAAATACAAACCAATATAAATTCAAACTGTATAAAGCTACTATGGGAATAATTTGCACAGTTGAAAATGTATATTCTTGAAATACAAAATACCAATCAAAAATACGAAATTTAAAAAATAAAATAAAAAACAACAATTGTAACCCAGATTGATAGTTTTTAGGTAAATAAGGTATTACATTTAAAACTAACGTAGACCATTCAAGTCGTGTCAACGTTATCCTTATTTCTGGTGTATAAGGATATACCAAATCTATAACACTAAAAGAAGATGTTATGATATGATGTAGTTTAAAATCAATTGTTAATTTATTACATATTAAATCATAGGCAAAATAGGACAGAGGTAATAGATAAACAGAACGATGTAGTTCAGGTTGATAGGATATACATAACATGAATATGGCAGTACTCGTACTTAATATATCTTGTAACATAGTAACTTATAAATAAAATTATTTAAATCCTTCAACTAAACTTATTTAAATAATATAACAGTGGCAAACTATGAATTATACAAAACAAAATGATTTATTATTAGACAAATTAAAAACATTTTATGAATCCAATCAATACAAAGAATTAGACCGAATTCTCAAAATTTTAAATGGTGATTCGGTCATTTCTTTACGAATTTTAGATTGGTTTGTTACCAATTATGCTAAAAAAAATTATATTGTATACACATTGACCAATGGAACGCGATTCAAAGTGTACAACGATTATAAATTAAAATTAAAAGCTTATTCGAAGAAGAGATTCGACCCGTTTTGCCGATGGGAAAAGATTACCATTCCTTATAAGAACAATACGCTGATTCAAACAACGATTGGTCAATTGAATTTCTTCAAATGGGTGTTGGAAAACGAAATTATTGAATACATTGAATCCGAATATGCAAAAATTGAGCAAGACATGAATTTGCGCAACAGTACGTCAAAAAAAAAGCCTCTGGACCATAAAACTCGTAAAACACGTCACGAGTTGTCACCATCCGCCATCAAAAATATTCAAAAGGAATTTATCCAAATTTCAGTTACTTTTGATTAAAAATTGAAATGAAAACACACACTATTTTATAGTATATGATAATGGACGTGTCAAAGCAACTCTGTGTCAACCAACTGGGGCTTCCTGAAGAACTTCATGATATCATTAAAAGTTATGCTTTTGATGATAGGACTCGGTACGCGGCAAAAACTAGGAAAAAAACGATACATACTCTTATTCAATGTACCCGATGGTCTGGTCAATATAGACATAGAAACAAACCTCATCATACCGGATTTTTATTTTGGATAGAAGAAGATGTAAACTGTCGTCAATATCAACCGCATTTTTGCTCTAAATGCGGAAATTACGCAACCTATAATTCACAAGAATATGAAAAAATAGAATGTAAATGTGATTAAATCTAACTATAGTATATGGCAGAAGTTAGAGATATATCTATTGTTCCTCCATTAGATGACGCCTATCATTTGTTTGCAACACAAGTAATGGCAACCCAATTTCGTGAAACAGGCACAATGCGTGTAATGACTAGAAGTATTACTTCGCCAATTGCATGTAAAACATCAGCTATTATATATGTTATCATATGTATATTAATTGGTCAAGGTAAAATAAAACCACCTAATAGTGAATTATACATTGAAGATACTGATATAACCAGACACACATTAGATGCAATTCGAGGTGATTCTATAATAGGTAAATTAATAAATGATAATAAAATTAACCCTCGTGAATTACGATTAGTATATGATATTTCTACAGAATATTTAGACAGTAAACAATTATTTTTTATGGTATTATTGAATGTATCAGAAACAGGAAAATCTTTTGATAGAGGCGGTATTGGCAATATATCCCATTATTTTGTCATCGTTCAAAGAGAAGGTAATTTTTTTTTAATTTCATCTTACGGAAGTTCATTTTGTATTCCACAAAAAGAAGTTGAACTAAAAATTAAAGATTGGGAATATTTTGTACGTGTTTTTACTAACCCAGATAAAGAAGTTAAAAAAAATTCTAAACAAATGATAAAACTATTACACAAATATTTTTTACCATTAGGCTATGATGTTAAATTGAATAAACCAGATGAGGATGATGTTGTGTATGAAAGTATTGAAGAAGCAATTCAATCTGATGTAGATTTTTACATAGAACATGAACATCAAATAGTTTCAATTGATAACATAGTTGAACTTATACTTCCTTATGTTCGTATGCCTGTTGAATCATCAGAACCAGGTGATATGAGAGAATCTCGCGAATATTCACAAGAACGTGGTTCATTTGGAGGTAAAAATAAGAAAACACGAAAAAAGAAAAGAAAGTATACAAGAAAGGCAAAACATTAATTAGGATGAATACTGCGTATAATGATATCAAAAAAGAGCTGGGTTAAGAATATTTTAAACAAAGAATCACTTGGAGAAGGAACTACTAAATTTCGTCGGAACACATATTGGTCATTCTGATTTTGTATGGTAATCCAATTATACGTTTCGTCAATATCGTAAGAAACAGTTATTTTGGAACACTTATGTTTTGTAGGAATACTGATTGTTGGAAATACTTGGCTTTCCACATCGTATTGAACACTGGGCAACCATGCAATTTTACTTTTATTTTCATCTTTCAAAAAGACAGACCCGTACATATTTTTCTTCACTTTTATAAAACCATATTTTTTGATGGGTGTAAACCGTATGGTGTTATAATCAATCATTAGTTCTGACCCAATATATTGGGTATCTGTCGACGCAATCAGCGACCAAAACCCGCAAAAACGTACTGGAAACATTATACAGATTCTATTGTAGACATGGGGTTTCAATTTTTATATTTTCTTGATTTTCGTAACTTTTTTCTTTTGTTTTTTGTTTTTTTTCCACCATGTGCTCTTCTGCGACCTCTAGCTATCCAACCTTGTGCAATTGCATCTTGCCTAGCCATACTAAGTCCTTTTTTAGAACTGAAATCAGAATCAGCTTCTCCAGATTCCCATTGTCTTAATTCTTCTTCTGATAATTCTCTTGATTTCATTAATTCTGTACGTATAGTAAGTAATAGTTGAAAACATTCGGAATCATATCCTACATTAGTTTTATCTAATGTTGATAGTAATTTTATTAACTTATTTACAATAGTTCTACTACGGGCGGCTTCTGCATTTTCACCAACAATAATATTTTCAAATATTGGTTTTACATCAAAAGTATGATATCCCGAAATTTCCCCAACTGCATAATAAAATACAATCAATACTATATATAAATTTCTATAAGATAATATATCAGCTATTCCTTCAATATTACCAAACAATTTGTTAATACAATTGTGTTCTAATAATTGTTGTGTTAAATGTTGTATTGTAGCTTTCATATTAGGGTCGCAACAATACTGAAATTCTTTAGGTGGTATTCCTTTTTCTGCTAATATACCATTTTTTAAGTCTGAATTAATAACAAATGCACTTATTACGTTATCCATTACTTCTTCAAATATAGCGGTTTGTTCAGTTTTAGGTAACTGACTTCCTACTAATGCAGCCATATAGTATAGTAACCTATAATATTGAAATGAATTGTTATTTAAACTGTATATAAAATATGGGGCACTCGTTACTTCTTGTTGGTCAAGCTGTTGACCTATCTATTCTACAAACACAATTAAATTATTTGTTGGATACCACAATCATTTGTATTCGTGAAATAATTGCCATTTTTCCAGGCGTCTATATTGTTGTATTTAATTCTGTTACTCCATTGTTATCCTCTTTGTATTATAATTTGAAGATTGACGATGCTCGTATCGTTTTACCATGCGGATGCTACACAACGTGTTTTGCTGAAAAGACACAACGGTTTTACATAGAACCGTGGCCCTGGAGAACAAAAGGGCCTTATTCTCCCAACATCATTTTATACAAAAGAACTGCACAATTAAGTTATACATGTGAATGTCACGAATAAACTTATATTTTTTTAATAAAATGGTCGGATGCTTCAACCAATGCAATAGATATTTCTGGTTCCATCACGGTATGTCCACCCGGCACAATTTTGAAATCACACGTTGTAAATTTATCTTTTAATTTATACGCCATGTCGAAAGGAGTAATTAAATCATACCGTCCATTGACAATGTAACAAGGTATGTGTTTTATTTTATCCATGTGTTTATAAATGGTATTTTTAGGTACGAAATAATGATGTCCTTCATAATGGTTTCCTACCATGGCAAGAGATTCTTGATGGGGTGGAGACATGTGTTGTTTTTTACTAAAGATAGAAACACCATTATCTTCGCTTAACAGTTGAACCATTTTTTTACGTGTTTTATTGGTTTTAGGTTTTTTCAACAGTTTTGTTATTTTACGCGATTCTTCTGAATCTTTATTGGTTTTCAACTGCAAAAGATGTTTCAACTCTTCTTTTTTGTCTTTGAACACCGTATCCAATACACAATTATTTTCGCTCAAGTCATACACTCCTCTTAATATAAGACCTGTTGTACGGTCTGGATGAGATTGTGCGTATAATAATGCTAAAGAGCTTCCCCAACTTCCACCGGATACTAACCATTTATCACAGCCAACGCATTCTCTTATTTTTTCCATATCGGAAATTAACAACTGGGTAGTATTTTTTTCAGTATGACAATGGGGTTTGGATTTTCCGCACCCGCGTTGGTCAAACATGATAATGTTGTATTTTTTTGGGTTATACAAACGTCTTACGCGTGGATTAATACTATCGCCTGGACCGCCGTGCAAATAAACCACAGGGTAACCTTTTGGATTCCCTGAACATTCTATGTAAACTATAACTTTTTCACCGGAAGATAATGTATCTACTTCTAACTGTTTTTTTTGATACGGTCTAATAGATGGATACATACTATAAACATATAAATTAACTTTGTTTCATACCATATTTTTTATAAATAATGAGGGCAATATTTAAAAATGTGATAGTAATTAATTCCACTGTTTCAACCCGCATATAACTATTTATATTTTTTGTTTAAATAAAAAAATATAAATTTATTCAAACTTATGTGGGAAAACATAGTTACGATGGTCGAGTGGAGATAAATGTTTTACCGTAGTCCAATCAATATGTAAACCATAATGTATGTTCCCTACAGGATAACAAATAATATGTCGAGGATTACCTCGTAAGGATAATAGAGGAGTTGCCCAGCATTGTTTTTTTATTCTCCACGGTAAATAAACCATTCCCATAGGACCATTCAGGTCTTCTCCAGTAAATTCCGTAATAATTACTCGAGGGTCATTTTCAGGCCGTCCTTCGAATGTAATTGTATCACCTATTTTAAACACTTCTGAATAACCTGTCTCTGTATTGGTGTATCGAACCGATTCTTTAAATTGTTCCCAGCAGATGTTTGTAGATGACATAATGTAATTTTATATACAATTATGTAATTAAATCAATTTTTTTGTTTCGGTTTCTGCAAATTCAAATACTTTATTGATGTAATCTCCACATGTAATTAAAAATAAATTTGTACCTGCCATAAAACAAATACGTTTATCTAATTCTGTGAATATTCCTAATGTTCTAAAGTCATTAAATTTATACATTAAAAAGGAGGAAATAATTACTTTGATTAGAAAACTAACATAATCATAGATGGCAGGTTTAGATATAATACCTGCTATAACCGCAATAATAAATAATAACCAAATCCAATTGAAAAGATCAAGTAAATGATGTGACTTCATACTATAGTTATTTAAAATAATTATCGATTACTGCATTTTTTTTATAAATTACAAACATTAATATGAATGAAATGATTAACACAACATAAAATGTAGATGTAGGTTGTTCTGTATCTTCACCCCATGCTGTATATACATTAAATGATAACGGTATTGATTGAATTAATTTAATCAACGGCTCTAAATAAAAAACAATAATTGCACCAAAAATTACAAATAAATAAGTATAGATATCTATATGTTGTTCTTTTACACTATATGCTATAAATACAATGATAAAGGATATTATACAATAATTCAAAAATTTCAACCAAAAAATAACCGATTCTTGTTCTTCTATTACATAATATGTTTTACGATTATTTGTAGATTTATTTGCATTTTCTTTTTGTAGTTGTTTTAATTGTTTCATAATGTTTTTTAACATTGTTAATTTTACAGTATCTATATTTGTGCTATAGGTTCGTTGGGAATTATAATAAGACAACGAATGAAATGTATTTTTTATATCTTCTTGATGATTTACCAACATTTCTTTTTTTAGATTTTCTGCTTCGACTTTATATTTTTCAAATTTTCTTTTTTCATACCCGACAGCACCATCTTTTAATGTATAATATTGTTTTTCTGCATTTTCTATTCTTAACGGTCCAGATTCATACTTACTTCTAGCATCTAGTAATTTATTGTTTAATTCTTTTAATTTATCTTCACGGCGTTCACTTGGTGTTTTATTCATTTCTATTTGATTATTTTCAACTATCTTTTTTAATTTTGCATCTAATGAATCCATACTATAATACTTTAAAAAACTTTCAAGTTATTCCTTAATAGGCATGCACTCGAATTTTGTACTTTTTTACCAGTTCAAATAAATCTTGTTTGTAGATAATCCAATAATAACAACGCAAACAAACAATAACATCAATAATAGAATTGTGTAAATCAATTACTGAAGTATTGAACAGAGTTCGGTGGAGTTCATTCAAAGTTGGCCATTTCATTCGTGGCAAATTGCACATTTGGGTACTAGATTTCATGGTACATACCGTTGGTTTATTTAAAGTAAAAGGAATATGGTATCGCATACATTCTGCTTGAATCATTTGAATATCAAATTGTATATTATGCCCAATCAATACATTACATTGGTCTAAACATAGTTTAAAAATGTCATAGATACATGGGAATGAAAATCCTTGTTCTTTATTCATGGAAAGAGTGATACCGTGAATTTTGGTAGATTCTTCTGAAATATAAGGAGCTTTAATAATATAATCATATTCCGTTAATTTTAATGTTTCCGTGTCAAACAATATAAAACTAAATTGAACAATATAAGGCCATTCTTTCAGCGTTTCTTCATTTAATGATTTTTTAGGAGGCAATCCGGAAGTTTCAGTATCGAAAATTAACCACAACATTCTATTTCTTTTTCTATTTAAGAAAAACTTATATCAATTTTTATTTTATTGTTATATGTATAATGAACATGACGATTCTATTTTTACTATTGTTATGTATTTTTTTAGTAGTTGGTTTAGGAATTAACTATAGCAATATATTTACTCAAACAGTAATCAATATGAAAACACCTATTTATACATCTACACCTATGGAACAAAGTAAATACAATCAGGTTGACGATTATTATTTAGATGCAAATGCTACACAAGGTGTATTTTCAAATACAGTAAACTTAAATAATCATATTTTAGAACCAATGGTTTCTGGAAAAAATAAATTGTTACCTTCTGCAAACACGGATAATTGGGATAGATATAAAGGACCTAAAGGGTCTGCGTACGATGTAAAAGGGGAAAATAATAAGGGTTTTACTTTTAAAGGTAAAAATGGAAAAATATTTAACATGCCATTAAATGTAAATAAAACATGCGAAAATTCACAGTATGGTTGCTGTCCTGATAATGTAACTGCTAAAAGTGCAGATGGTAGTAATTGTGCATCATCTCCTGTACCATCTACACCTGTTGGTGGATGTGCTGGAACGCAATATGGTTGCTGTCTTGATAACGTGACAGCTAAAAGTGCAGATGGTAGTAATTGTGCATCATCTCCTGTACCATCTACACCTGTTGGTGGATGTGCTGGGACAGAATTTGGTTGCTGTCTTGATAACGTGACAGCTAAAAATGCTGATGGTAGCAATTGCGCATCTCCTGTACCATCTACACCTGTTGGTGGATGTGCTGGAACGCAATATGGTTGCTGTCTTGATAACGTGACAGCTAAAAATGCTGATGGTAGCAATTGCGCATCCTATCCACCTCCTACCCCTCCATCCTGTTCATCCAGTCAATATGGGTGTTGTTTAGATGGTACAACTGCTAAAAATACGGATGGAAGTAATTGTTCTACTTTTAATTCATGGATTTACAATGGACCTAATATATCAGGTATAGCTGCTTCAGGGCCAAATAATTCAGGATATATTATCAAAGGTCCGAATGGTAATGTATATGCTGGAACAGCATCCAAATGTGTCATTAGTCAATACGGTTGTTGTCCAGATATGGTAACTTCTAAAAATGCAAATGGAAGCAATTGTAATTATCCTGTACCACCAGTGCCAGCTCCTGCACCATCTCCAACAAATCAAACTGGATGTTCAGTAACTCAATATGGGTGTTGTCCTGATAACGTTACTGCGAAATATGCAGATGGAAGCAATTGTACTTCTCCAGTACCAACCCCTGTACCTGCCCAAGTCGGTGGATGTACTGGAACGCAATATGGATGCTGTCCCGATAACGTCACTGCTAAATACGCAGATGGCAGCAATTGTACTTCGCCTGAACCTGTACCTGCTCTACAAACAAATGGATGTGCCGGAACACAATATGGATGCTGTCCAGATAATATAACTTCTAAAAATTTAGACGGTAGTAACTGTTCTTCTTATCCTCCACCTCCTGTACAAACCAGTACAGTATTTATTCCACCACCTAAAGGACTTCTTACCGTAGAAAATAACAGTTATAATACAAATTCTACCTATGAATCAGTCGAGTCTAAATCGGAAAACTATAATTCAAAATGTCCCGAACCATCCCCATGCCCACCATGTGGAAGATGTCCTGAACCATCGTTTGATTGCAAAAAAGTACCCAATTATGCCAGTACCAATTCCGAATATTTACCCATGCCTGTATTAAGCGACTTTTCTCAATTTGGAATGTAATAAAATTGAATGTAAAAAAATAGGTAACATAAATTATACTATGTTACATATTGTTACTGGCTGTATGTTTGCAGGAAAAACTACAGAACTTACTTGTGTATACGACACTATAGACCAGACTAAGTATCAGGTGATAGTGTTAGATTATTATACGGAAACAATAGATTATGATATATTAGTTACACATGATGGTAAATCGATAAAGTGTAGAAAAATACAACAACTTTACTGTCTTGATTATAAACCCTATGATATTATTCTCATTAATGAAGCACAATTTTTCACAGGATTAAAAGATTTTGTAGTAGAAGCACTTAAACAAAATAAAACAATTTACTTGTTTGGACTCGATGGTGATTTCAAACAAGAAAAATTTGGAGAACTAATTGAGTTGCTACCGATGGCAGACACCTACAAAAAATTATACGCAACATGTGCATGTGGTGCTAAAGCCAGTTTCTCTAAACGTCTTTCCAACGATTTAACCCAATATAAACCACATGATACCTATATACCTGTATGCCGGGCATGTTTATCCTAAACGTGTTGTTTAAAACATTTGGAATCAATAGTTAATGTTGGACAGTTGGTTTCATTGGGTACAATATTAATCACTTCTTTTGCTTTGTGACCACTATAAAGTGGTTCAGTACATCCTTTTTCTATCGATGGTTTTAGTTTAATCGTATCGGTAGTACATCTTGCTCTAAAATGTTCATATCGTTCGCGCACGTCGCAATAGGTTAAATTAGATTTTTTACCCAACATTTTATTCACTACTTCGTGTAAATTATAGACATACCGAGAAAATGTATCTCGATTTGCCATGTCAGAATTTGTAAGTGGTAGTTTTTTAAAGTTTTTTTTAATATTCATACGACAGTATTTGCAAGGAAGTACGTTTTGTAAATTTAAAATGTGGAATTTGTAATTTCTCTTATCTTCAGGAGTTGGATTTACCGGATAATTAAAACTCATGGTATGCAGACTGTGCCACATACTCGGTCCCCATACAGTAGTTAACATTCCATCGCCACTGCTTAATTCACTTTTTTTAAAAACTCGTGTTTTATTCTTTATTTTTAATTTTTTACGCGTATTCATACTAATAGTAAATAAAAAATTTTGAATAAGGTTACTTTCTTGATACATAGGTATAACCATAATCATACAATTGTTGACGGTATTCTATATTTTGGATGAATTGCAACCATACTTCGCTTTTAAACATGGATTCAACATCCAACAAAAAATAGTTCTTATATTCATGCATGCAAGATTTATTATACGTATTGGAAGAAACAATATCAAGGGTATTTAAAAATAAAATATGGATATATTCAAACATGGTTGATTCTTCTGTATAAAGAGGACATTGTTGTGCAATATCAATAATTAACATTGTATCTGACGAATAATTTTGTTTTTGTATAGATTGCAAAGGACAATTATTAAGAAATCCACCATCTATATAATATTCATTATTGTATCGAACAGGTGTAAACACGATAGGCAACGAGGAAGTCATTTGAATAGCTTCTGATAAAGTTAAAGTGGGGAATGTAGTATGGTTTAAATCCACACATTGCATACCATTTATTTTTGTAGTAAAAATATGTAAATCAACACCTGATTTTTGGTACAAATCGAGCAATGTATATGTATCGGAAATATCATAAGCTAACATGAACGGTTTCACCATGTCGGATAAATGACAAGATTGAAATATCCCCTTTTCTTGAAACTGAATATCAAAGAATTTTTCCCATGGACGTTGAATAATATAGTCTTTGATTTCACAAATCGGTACACCTATTAAAAGAAGAATACATACAATAGCACCTGCCGATGTAGCGTACATACTTTTAATGTTAGATAACACAAAATAATCATGGGCTAACAAATAATGCAACACCCCAATTTGCACCAATCCGTTTGTTCCTGCTCCCGACATGACTAAATGTTCAATCATTTTAGTACAATACATGTTTTTTCTTTAATTCAGTAAAGTATGGAATCTCCAAAAATAAATTTAGATGATTTGTATGAAAAGAAAAAACAAGAAGATATCAATACAGTGAATTCGTACAATAAAATATTAGAAAAAATTCACCATCAAATTAAAGTAGCTTCACGTCAAAAAATAAACAACCAATGCTGTTGGTATGTTGTACCTGAATTTGTATTTGGTATTCCTCGATATGACATAAAAGCATGTATTGTCTATATTATTCAATCTTTAGAAGAAAATGGGTTTCGTACCAAATATACTCATCCTAATTTGTTACTGATTGCATGGAATCATTGGGTACCTGATTATGTGCGTGTAGAATATAAAAAAATGACAGGTATTGTGGTCGATGGGTTTGGCAAAGAATTGAATAAAGAAAAAGAAAAAGAAAAGGACAAAGACAAAAACCCAAACAACAAAGAAATTAAGCTGGATAAAAAGGCAATGTTCAAATCCGTTTCAACATATAAACCATCTGGTATTATTTACAATGAAGATTTACTCAAACCAAATTAAAATATAGTATAATAGTATGGCTATTATTACAGAAGAAGACAATTATGATGGAATCGATATTCGCCAACAATTACCAAATGATGGCGATTATGTAAAAATGAAAATGAAGCCATCTGATGATGGTGCTGTTAAGGAATTTGCCTATGGTAAAGTTAGTAAAATAAATAAGGGTACTGTAGGACAAGTTATAGTGGATGAAGATGAGTATGATTTACTATTCGAATTAACAATTCGTCAATATTTTATGGAAAACGGATCTGTAGTGTATGATAAATGGAGATTTAAACAACGCATTATACTCGGTGATATTATAAATTGGAGAACAATTACTTTTGATGAATATCAAATGATAGATGATGCATTTGAAAATACAAGTGAAGATGGACCAATAGAACCACAATCCGAACCTGTTTTAGAAGAAAGTCCGATAACAGATGTTCCAATTCAAGGTGGAAGACGTAAAACTAGACGAAATAGACGTAAAACAAGACGTAACAGACGTAAATCTAGACGTAGTCGCAGATAACCAACGTCCCATTTTCGTATTTGAATGGTTTAGAACAACCCCATATTTTATCTTTGAGCTGGTCGCATTCTATTTTTGATAAATGAGGTGGTATTTGTTGTCCGTTATGTTTATAAATACCACATCTAAAAATAGCACAATTTATTTTTTCAATTTCAATTGTAATACCGCAATGAGGACAATTCATATTGTATGAATATATTTAAACCTATTTATCCATAACTGATTATGATTACTTGTCATTTAATGGGAGGTTTAGGAAATCAACTATTTCAAATTTTTGCTTCTATATCTTATGCATACAAAAGTAACAATACTTTTAATTTTTTAAATGTAGAAAGACTAGGAGACAGATTTACATTTTGGAACACTTTTTTTTCTAAATTAAAACCGTATTTAATACAACAATTACCACCATTATCTATAGTATCTGAAAATGGGTTCCATTACAATGATATTCAAACTTCTAACTTTGTTCAGAAAAACGTAATATTACACGGTTATTTTCAAAGTGAACAATATTTTAAAGAGTATTATCCACAACTTTATACATTAATTGATATAGATGGTATGAAAAATACGTTGCTTCAGAAAATAAACGTTGATTTAACCAACTCGATTAGTATGCATTTTAGATTAGGTGATTATAAATATAAACAAGACTATCATCCTATTGCCCCTTATGCTTATTATGAAAAAGCGTTACTTCATATTCAAGAACTATATCCTATGCAATTTACGATTATTTATTTTTGTGAAGAGGAAGATGTTGATTATGTAGTAGGTATGATTAACAAATTAAAGCAACCCTTTCCACAGTTTACATTTACTAGAGGAGACAACCAATTACAAGATTGGGAACAAATGTTGTTCATGAGTCTATGTAAACATAATATTATCGTCAATAGCACATTTAGTTGGTGGGGAGCCTATTTTAATTCAAATCCAACTAAAATTGTTTGTTATCCATCGTTATGGTTTGGACCACAAATAAAACATGATACTAAAGATTTATGTCCACCAGAATGGATTAAAATAAATGTTTAAGATATATGAATAGTTTTGATGTATTTGATACAATTATCGGTAGATTATGTTATAAAGGAACAAAAATATTTGATATAATTGAAAAAATAACTGGTATTCAAAAATTTTCAATTATAAGACAAAAATGTGAAAGAGAAGGAATAGATAATATATATTCACAAATTCATACTATATATCCAAACATAGATATTGAATCTTTAAAAAAATTAGAACTTCAACTAGAATATGATTTTTCATTTCCTATTTGGAAATATCTTAATAAAATAAATTCAAATGATATTTTAATTTCAGATATGTATTTATCAAAAGAAGATATTTATAAACTTATACAAAAACATAAATCCATTGAAAATAATTTATTTGTAACATCAGGTGGAAAATCATCTGGTCATTTATGGGATAATAAAACAATAGTGGACAATATTATATTACATACAGGTGATAACAAAATAAGCGATTATATCAACCCAATGTCTAGAAATATACCATCAGAATGGGTTTCAAATGTAGATTTTAATACTATTGAATTTGAAATATCAAAAAATAATTATGAAGTTGCATGTTTAATTCGAGCTACAAGATTAACATTACAACATGAAAATGATTTTATGTATGAATCATGTACATTGTCATTAATACCTTTATCCTATCTAATATCTCTTCATATCAAAAAACAAGTCGAAGAACAAGATATAAAAGAAGTTATATTTTTAAGTCGTGATGGGTATTGGATATATACAATTTTCAAATTATTTTTTCCAACTATAAAATGTAAATATGTATATGTTAGTCGTTTATTGACATCAAATCCTCTACAACTAAATAAATTTATAAATTTGATAAATGAAAATAATGATAAAAAAATACTTGTTGATTTATATGGTTCTGGAACAACTGTAAATACATTTTTAAATCGATTAATAAACACTACTTATTTACTTTGTGTTTCATGGGATACTATTACTCCATTACAATCTAATAATTTAAGAATTATACGTATATGTAATAAATATTCAGAAATAATAGAAAAAATTTTTTCTGCACCACATGGTTCTATAAATCATAATGGAATATTGTTACAACCTGAATATGATATAACTATATTCAAACCATACATGATAACTATAAATTTATTTAAAAATTATTATAATACATATACAAAATATGATACTATACATCATAATTGTTTTAATGTATCTGAAATAATTAATACTATTTTAACCATGCCATGTGAAAAATTATTGAATATTAATAATATAGTTATACATAACTCTAATCATGATAATGATAAACAAAGTTATCCTATTACCTATTTTTCACAAATAGAACAAGATAAATATTATATTGAAAATATAATAAAATTTAAATGTAATGGTGTGTTTTTAGATATTGGGGCATATGATGGAATTACAGGAAGTAATACATATTTTTTAGAAAAATATTTGAATTGGTCAGGAGTATTAGTAGAATGTAATCCAAATGTAATTAATACATGTCGTATGAATCGAACTAACCCAATATGCAATAAAGCTATTTTTAATACAGAAGGAACAGTAGAATTTTTAATACCAAAAGGGGACGAAATGGTAGGTGGAAAAGAGCAATTGTGTGGTATAAAAACTAGTTTAAAAAAAGAATCTTTGGTGTATTTTTCAAATGCATATTCTACATCTGAAATTATAAATGTTGAGACGATAACATTAAATAATATTTTCAAATTATACAATTTAACAATTGTAGATTACATGTCAATTGATATTGAAGGTGGCGAATTAAATGCATTACTTAATTTTGATTTTGAAAAATATAAAATTTTATTTATTACTATAGAACATGGGTGTATAAAAGAATATCAACAACAAATTTACAATTTTCTTATTTCAAAAGGTTATAAATTACACAGAAATAATAAATGGGATGATGAATATTACATATAAATATACTTAAACTTATCCGTATAGTAATAGAAATGGAAGATGATGTTGTTACCATCGGAAATGAAATAATTTTTACACCTTATAATTCTAAAAATAAAGAGATTAGTTTGAACGACATTCAAACTATTCTACTTAAATATGGTGTTTCTTACCCTATTCAACGGGTTGAATTATATAAACGTGCATTTGTACACAGCTCTTATTGTAAACGAAATTTTGATACAAAAATTAGAATCATAGACAAACCTGACAATTGTATTGAACTTCATTCCAAATCCAACGAACGCCTTGAATTTTTAGGAGATGGTGTTCTAGAATGCATCACTAAATATTATTTGTATCGTCGCTTCCCTAACGAAAGTGAAGGTTTCATGACGGAAAAAAAGATTGCTTTAGTAAAAAATGAAGCAATTGGTAAATTTGCGTACGAAATGGGATTACATTCTTGGTATATTATTTCAAAACATGCGGAAGAAAAGAATATTCGCACTAATTTTAAAAAATTGGGATGTTTGTTTGAAGCTTTTATTGGTGCACTTTTTTTAGATGTGAATAAAATAAACATTCATGATGAAGATGAATGGTTTGCCAATATGTTTGTTACTGGTCCAGGGTTCCAAATGGCACAGATTTTTATAGAATCCGTGTTTGAAAAACATGTAGATTGGTCCAATATTATATTAAACAATGACAATTATAAAAATATTTTGCAAATCAAAATACAGCAAGAATTTAAAACTACGCCCATTTATCTTGAAATTGAAGATTATTCAGACAGTTATCACATGGGGGTATATTTGTATATGGGACAAGAAAAATGGAATATGAAACCAAGTAACTCTATTCCATTTTCACAATTTGGTTCATTTGAAAAAATTCACGAGCACATGAAACAACATGGGAAAGTATTTGTTTTGCTGGGTGAAGGGTCTCATAAAATTAAAAAGAAAAGTGAACAACTTGCATGCGAACAAGCTCTATCTTTTCTTAAATCGTAACTATTTAGCAATATTTTATAAGTATGAAACTATCTCAAGGAGCAATGATTGGTAGTATACTTGCAGTAGGAATAGTTGCACTAGTAGTAGGAAAAACATTAGCATCAGGGAGAAAACCAGTTGAAAAAGATGAATCAATCAATGACGATCATAATATAAGCGGAGGTAGGTCGCGAAGAAATCGTCAAGTCAAAAATAAATCACGCCGAAGATAATATTTCGTTTTACATAAAAACATAGATTATTTGTTTTTTAATTGAATAGTATATGTCAACAATATTTAATATTTTAAATTCTGGTTCAGGAGCATACACAATAAATGGTGTAAATAATGGTAATATAACATTGATTCGTGGAAATACATATAGTCTAGTAATAAATGCATCTGGACATCCTTTCTGGATTCAAACTGTTTCAGGTGGATATAGTAGTAATAATATATATAGTTCAGGTATTACAAATAATGGTACACAAAACGGTACTATTACATTTGTAGTTTCAAATAATACACCAGATACATTATATTATGCTTGTCGATTCCATTCAAGTATGCAAGGAAGAATAATAATTACAAATCCAACCATTACTAAAACACCTCGTATATCTATGGGAAGTTTGTACTCTAACAATGCACAAGTATTTTACAAACCACACACTTTAGCTCCGGGTGGAATTGGAGGAGTACGTAATTATCGATTAAAATCTAGAAAAACTTAATTAGCGTATGTTTGCAGAGTGGTTTAGAAACTATTCTTGCTTTTTTTTAAAGTTTTTCATATTAGTTTCTAAATAAATATTTAGAAACTATATTTTTCGTGTTTTATGGTTTCGAAACAATTTTAAAGCAGTAGCTGCATCTTTCATTCTATAAAGATTCATAATAAAGGTATGATGTGATTTTTTAATGTTTGGATTGCGTCTCATAATTCCATACAAAATCATTCCAAATGCACACAAGTCTAACGAATATTTTACTTGTTCTACTAATTCTTCATCTGAATATTTATCAAACCATTTTGTATACTCTTCTATCATCATAGTTGCATATTGACTATGGGTGTAATTATCATACCCACCTGTTTCTTGAAAATATTTTATTAGCGCAACTTTGAAGGCAGGATACCAAGCCACTCCATAATTAATTTTAAAATACAGAGGTGATAGTCCTAAATATTTATGTTTTTTCACAAAAGAATATTCTAATAATCTATTATTTTCCCAATCAATCAGTTCAAATTTAGACCCACATTTCATAATATTGTCTAGTTTAATATCACCATGAGCAACATCTAATTTTTGTATATCAATCAACGTTTTTAATATATCTTCTACAAATTGAACAAATTGTTTTTCAGTAAATTGGTTTACAATAGATTCGGACATGGTTTGTGAGCATTTACGATTAACAACAAAACATCTCGACGTGGTTCCATCATAGACGAGCCCTTTATTTTTCATGATAATTTCAAATCCGATTAAAATGTCTTTTTTATACGGCATACCTACTACTTTATGTTTTTTGACAACGGGTAATATGTAACGAAAACCATTAATTTCACGCATCATATAGGTTTTTTTGGAATGTCCAAATGTTCGTATTGCCATATTGGGGATAGTGAATTCTTTGACTACATAGTTTTGAGATGTGTCTAAATGAATCAATTCATCTAATATTTCAGGACCTTTATTGTATTCGATAATGTCATCATGTTCAAGTATATAAATTTTTACTTCTTTTACATTGTGTAATTGAATGTGTTCCAACGAATCTAAATCGTCTGTTATTGTTCCATAATCCATTACTTTCCCTTTCATACCTTCTCCGTAGACTACTCCTCCATCCATATTATAGCTTTTTATTTTTTTACCACAAAATTTATTGGTATTTTCACTATAGGAACCAGAACGAAGTGAATCAACGATATCCTAAATCTTTTACACGACCATGATTTGATAAATCTGCCGGTAATTTTTCTTTTTGGTTTGAAACAAACACACCAATTATTAATAAACTAATACCTACTACATATAATCCTTCTATTAATGGAACAATCATACACTATCTTTTTATTTTTTCCACCACTTGAATAACTAACAAATTCAGTAGGTCTTATTTCACTTAAAGGTGCATCCTTATATAATAATGTATTTCTAAAACTAACATTTTTTCATTCTTTTTTTAGATTAAAAAAATATCCTAAACCATAGACAGTTCTGGTATGATAGCAACATCATAAATTATCTTTTTATTTGTTTTTTTGTTTTCTTTGAACCTCCTATACTATGTCTATTTTCCATATTTTTATTATAAACTGGACGTTCTGTAACACCAGACAAAAGTTCATCTGTCCTTTTTTTTTCAGTTCGTCTAATATATACACTATTTATCATCATAGCGAGTCCGATTCCGACAATTACATACAACCCATTATATTGTTCACTCATACTATAGTTAACTATTTTTATCCATAAATCTAAATATACGTTGAATATCCAATAATGTAATATCGGTATGGTCAATTTGTTGCATAATAATATTGATATTGTCTATTTTTCTTAACTGTTGTATATAAGAAAACATGTCTTTTTTATCCATGTTTAATTCTTTGCAGATACGTTGAATAAATCCAATATTATTGTATTCGGTTGAATATTTGGTAAGTACTTTGGTAAAACGAATGTCTGAAATTTTGTGTGTATTTTGCTGTTGAAACAAATAATTCGTGTAAAATGTTTTCAAGATAGAGCTCATTTCATTGAACATCCATATTTGTTTCTGAAATGTAATTCTGTCAATATAATCGGAAAAACAAATCAAATCTAAAATAGAAACATACAATGGTATTACATCTTGTATGTTCATTTTTTCAAATAAATCAATAATGTTTTCATGCCACAACAAACTAACAATCGTTCTGTCTGTGTCGTTCATGATAGAATGGTCTTTTAACTTCATAGGATTATTGATAATACGTTTGGTAATTTGTTTGGAATCTTCGTTGATGGGTTTAGGTTCAAATAAATAAGGTAAGTATTGTTGATTTATTTTATTATTTTGTACAATGGTATACAATTGCATAATTTTCTTTAAGTCACGGTCTACATATACACTATATTCTGGTTTACCAGGAATCAAATGTTGCAACAATTGTTTTACTTGTATGGTTGTTGGGGCTTTTAATTCAATTACCGTACAACATTTCATAAGTTCTTTTACTTTTTTGTCTACGTAATTATTTCCAATACATATGACAGGTATATGTGTGGTACCTTCCAATTTTTGTCGTTTTGTTTTTTTGGGTCGAATCAATTTAATAAGAGTATTAATGCCACCTTTATCTCCATTGTTCATACATTCGATGTCATCCATAACAATGGCTATTTTTGTCTTTTTCTTAGTAAACAAACTAATCACATTGGAATCAGAAGAATGATACGTACTTATATTATCGATAATATCTTTGGTTCTTGTATCACATGCATCGTAATTGATGACGTCATACAACAATTCTTTCAAAATATCCATAATAAATTTAGTTTTTCCAGCACCTGTAGGTCCGTGTATGTAAATGCACCGTTTTGTAAGTATATTTCTTTTGTTGGCATCAAAATATTTTAAAAAATCAACAACTTGTTGTTTTATTACATCTCTATTTAATATTTTTTGGAATATCAGTTCCATAGTATGGATGAACCTATAATTCTATATTAATTAACGCACAAATATAAAAACCATTTCATTAGTTACATATGAATTGTCCTTTTGTATATAAATATATGCCAAAATCATTGCAAGATTTTGATATGGAACATAAAATGAAACAAATGGTGTATGAACTAATTTCTGCCAATTTATTGAATATTATTATTATTGGGGGACATTGTACCGGAAAAACTATTTTAAGTAACATTATTATTCATGAATATTACAAAAATGAATCTACTACAGCCATATCGGATAATATTTTGATTATCAACAGTTTGAGAGAACAAGGTATACAATACTATAGGTCAGATGTAAAATGTTTTTGTCAAACTACGTCAACCATTCCAAATAAGAAGAAAATTATTATATTGGATGATTTAGATTTGATTAACAATCAAGGTCAACAAATTTTTTTAAATTACATGGACAAATACAACAACAACGTTCATTTTATTACAACTTGCAGTAATCCTCAAAAAATTATAGATAATATTCATTCACGGCTCATTAATATTAAATTATCTATGATTACCTCTATTTATCTAGAAACGTTGTTGCACAAAGTAGTAAAAGAAGAATCCATTGATATTATGCCCGATGCTATTCCCCATATTTTATTAATATCAAGACAATCTTCCCGTGTATTACTGAATTATATTGAAAAATTCAAATTGATTCGAACCCCTATTACAGTGGAATGCGTGTATCAATTATGCACAGATATCAAACATGAATTGTTTGATACGTTTACTTCTTATATATTGAAAAAAGATAAAATCAATGCTATCAAAACCATTACTATGATTCAACAAGATGGTTATTCTGTTATTGATATTTTGGAATTTTACTTTTTATATTTAAAAATATCACCTTTGTATGATGACCATATCAAATATAAAATGATACAAATTTTGTGTAAATATATTACTATTTTTAATACAATTCATGAAGATAATATTGAATTGTTGTTTTTGGTGAATGATTTAGAAAAAATTACCGTTTGTAATTAATAAATAACTCAAATAGATACCAAAAAAGTTCTTTGCAAACAAATCAAGAATATTGTAACCATTGTTTTTAATTTTATAGGGTAACATTGCAGCTATGCCATACAAGGACCAAAAAATAAAAAAGTAATAAAATAATTGTGTATCCACATTTTGTGCATAGTAAATATAAATCATATAAAAATATATCAAAAAAGGAATGAATCCTAACGATACACTTAGTTTTATGGGTAAAAGTGCAATTTCACCTAAATATCCAAACAAAAGCATTAGCCAATTCAAACACAAAATAGGTACAATTGTTTTCCATTCCTGGTTCCATATTTCTAAAAAAGTTGTATTTGTATTTTGTAAAAAAATAAGGTAACAAATTAAATTAATTAACATGGTTGGAGTAGTAATTACCCAATCTGCATATCTTGAAGGTGTGATATTAACGATTTTGGTGAAATGAAAAAACCAATATAGATAAAAAGACCCTTCTATCATTTGAACAACTACTTCTAACAACATCATTTGTTTCAATAACAATAATTTTGGCGGGACGTTAATGAATAACGAAAATATTTCTATTACACCTGTAACTAGTTGTACTACAATAGATGCAACCAATGATGTATACAATTTTACCATACTATAAATATAGATTATATGACAATCTATATAAGTTTAGGGTATAATTGTGATTCACGCATGTATATAAAAAATAAATTAAATTTAACTAAACAAAATGGGTATAAAACATGTCCGTTTGATTTATGTATTACATCTTTTGAATCTTTATGTAAATGTATAGAAACTGATTTTCAACATTTTTTTTGATGATTTATAGATTCATATTTAGTATATAAAATCTTCATTCAAAATACTTTTTAATATTATATCTAATGTTCTTGACTCCATTTTTTCTTTTGCGTTTATAGAATTTTCTTTTATTTTTTCTAATTCATAATATTGTTCTGTTTTACCAAAATTTCCTTCACCCAAATATTCTAAAGGTTTGAGTCCGGATACATCTTCAAATAAACTTAATAAATAATCAAAATTACTAAACTTAATTTTTTTAACAAATGTTCCTCTATAAAAACCATGAGTTAAATGTTGTGTACTTGGTTGATATATGTAATATATTTTTCCAGGAATAAGTTCTTCATATGGAGTTGGATTCATTTTAATTATATGAATTATATTATTTATAATTCAATTTTTATTATAGACGCAAATTAATTATAAATATTTTTTATTATTTTTATAATATTATCTGAACCTGATTTTTTATTAAAAATATAATGTGTCTTATTTTTTACGATATGAGGAATATAATTAGTTGGATTAATTATTTTTAATATATTAATTTCTTGTAATCTTCTTTTATTATTAAAATCTTCAGACCATTCGTCTTTTTCTGGTTCTTGAATATTTATAAATGCAATTGTTGGAACAGCAAATTTAAGATTTAAATTATTATGGATAAAATAATATCTAATATAATTATTTATATCATTTATTTTATAGGCATCTTCAATATTTTTATTATTTATTTTCCAATTATCCAATAATTTTTTGTAATTTTTATCTGTTATTGGATATATATTTTTTATACTATTATAAAGCATTTTTAATCTAAATTTCATATTATTAGAAGTCAATAATGCTGAATCCAATAAAATAACATATTTACATAACTTATTATATAATTGTGCAAAATATAATGCTAAATAACAACCAGCAGACCAACCAATTGGTATTAATTTATACTTTTTTAAATTATATTTTTTTTAATATCAGAGAGAACCATTTTAATATGATTATCTGGATTTACATATGACAAATTAATATCAATATCAGAATCAAAATCTTTTTTTTCTGGATTTGTATTATCATAATGCCATATATTATGTATTTTATCTTGATAAATATACACATCACCTATTAATTTTAATTTATCTAAAAATTTTGATTCAGTATATTCATTCCAAGATTTTAAATTTGTTCCACTTCCTTGAAACATTATAAATAAAATATTATTCATATAATATATAATTAAGATATAATATATTTTCAATTAAGATAAATTTTTTACTAAATCATAAATATTACTATATATTTTATTTTTACACCTTTGCACATTTAAAACGCCGAGTTAAATACATAATTTTTAGGCATTATTATTGGGGTTCTGATTAGGTGTTGTAATTACATCTACACCAATAGCAATTTTTTCACTTCCTTGTTGTTTTTTAACCAATATATTAACTGCTTCTTCAATGGTTTCTTCAAACTTATCAATACTACAACCATTGATTTCATCATAATT